CCGAAACCAGTGTCTAGAGTAGCGTTGCGCCCCCATCAGGTTGTTCGGGAAAAGGTTTTGTTCTTTGTTCGGAGTGTTCGTTTGTTCGGGTTGTTCTAAAGTTCGCTGGCGCGAGTGTTCTAATGTAGCGTGGCAAACATGTTTTTTGTTTGATCAAACTAGGGTATTCCCTAGCATATTGTTCTGTAATGTTCGGAACTGTTAAGAACATTAGGTACAGTATATTAGTTGGCACGTTTACGCACATTTAGGCATGGGAATAGACATTTTGATAGATAGATTTTGATATTAGTTAATAAGAAAAGTAGTGTTTTGATAGTGTTCTAATGTTCGGTGTTTTTAGAGCGATTTCGGCCAAAACGGTCGTCTAGGGTCAAGCCTCGCGGATTTATCCTAGGACATAACCTAGTGCACCTCCGTTTCGCCAAACCCCTTTTAGCACCGAACATTACGAACTTTACGAACTTACCTTATAAATCAATGACTTACACGCATCCGACCGACCGAACATTCAAGAACATTTAGTACATTACACGCCCTAACACCTCTTACCACCATTCTGCAAAGATTGACATCCCCTACCACTTGTGGTATACTATATGTTCAGTGGTAGTTCGTTTGTTCGGTTTGTTCTTTGTTCGCTTAGTTCGATTGTTCGCCCCTACCACTGTTCTTCCTAGGACACGTCCTAGGGCTTTTCTTCTTTGTTGTTCGACTCTTTATGGAGGTTATATGCCACTTGTCGTTACCCAACGAGGCGACCGCACGATGCTCGTGCGCAAGCCAAAATCCCCCAAGGTTGGGGGTGCCACTGTGCGTGAACATCACGCACACCAACTTATTTGCACGTGTTGTTATGCCGTTCGCGTCCCGCCCATGCGTTCGCATCTCGGCTACACCACTTGCCTTGACTGCGGAGAGAAAGCCGCACGTCAGGTCAAGCACACCATCGTGCCGATGAACAAGTCCAACTACATTGCGTGTTTCGACACCGATACCCTGAAACAACTTAACCCAAAGAGGACAACATGAAAACCGAAAAGATAGCAGAACAACTTCACGACCGTATTCTCAGCGGGTGCCGTGGCGGGTTCCTTGGTATGGGTTGGTGCGTGACTGATGCGCAGGGTAACCCCAAGCCCAACGCGCCGCTTGAATCCGGTATGTTCATAGCCACCGAGAACTACTACGGCTATGCCGTGTTGCGTGTCAACGCCGACATGACCCTCACCGAGTGCACGAAGGAGGATAACTGAAATGCGCCTACTGCTTGAAATCCTAGGACGTGTCCTAGTGTGGTTAGCCCAAGCCGCCCTTGGCGTGGTGTTCATCGCACTGTTTGCTTACTTGCTTGTTGAGTGGGCATCGGGATGCGGTGAATCCTACGTTGACTCCAAGGGTAAGACCCATGTCAACGAGTGCTTGTACACGAATCTGCAAAGATTGCGTTGAGTGTCAACCTGTGATATACTATGTATTCGGTTGGTTAATGTTTGTAAGTAGTGTTATTCAGTTGAGTTTACTCACCTGTTCACTACGAAGCAAAGACCAATCGTTCCGTTCTAGGACACGTCCTAGTATGTTTTTTATGTGTTAGTTCAAACCCTTCTGGAGAAATGAAATGGAAAACCAACTGCTAAACCACCTCGCCGCCGAGACCCCTCAAGTCACGGCTCCCTCAATCTCATCGTCTGCCATGTTTGCCGAACTCAGCATCGGTAACTGGACTGCACGAAAGCTCGACCGCAAGGCGACCAAGGAAACGACTGCCGCCAACGGTGCGTCAGATGATGCGGGTGCGTTCCACAAAAAGCTGATTGCCTCACCGACACTCGATGCCGTTCAGAAGCACATCGCCCACACACGTACCAACATCCACTATCACCTGACGATGCCTTGGTCAGACCTAGGCGTGCGCCTATTGCCGACTTCCATGTTCCCCGAATACTACGGACTACTGACCGAAGCGGAGAACAAGTACTTTGCATTGGTCAATGAGTTCGTACAGGAATACGGATGGGCGCAAGCCCAAGCACAGGCAAGACTCGGTAACTTGTTTTCCAGTGACGACTATCCGTCCGTCGAGATTGTCGCGTCTAAGTTCCGCTTCCGTCATGCACAGACACCGATTCCCGAAGTGGGCGACTTCCGACTCAACATCGGACACGAAGCACAAGAGGAATTGCGCAAGCAATATGCAACGCACTACGCCAACCAATATCAGTCTGCGATGGGTGACGTGTGGGAGCGTACATACAAGGCACTCTCAAACATGTCTGCCAAGCTCGACTACTCGGGCAAGGACGACAAGAAGATATTCCGCGACACCCTCGTGGACAACGTACGTGACATGCTTGGGCTACTGTCCAAGTTCAACATCACAGGCGATCAACGTATGGAGAACATGCGTGTACGCCTTGAGGATGCAATGCTCGGGGTATCCCCTGACGCACTGCGTGACGATGACACATTCCGTGCTGAGACCAAATCCAAGGTCGATGCCATTCTCAATAACATGAAATGGTGAGAGTGTGTACAAGCTGCGAGCAGCCAGCGCAACGAAGAACAACACACTAGGACATCTCCTAGTGTGTGTAACAAACTTAAATCCCGGGTTATCCCTTAACTGAAGAAAGCAAATCATGTCTAACGCAACTGAACTATACGCACTGAACCTCACCGAAGTTACCGCCCTCGTGCGCTACTCGGGAGAGACAACCGTCCTCGTCCAAGGTCACATGGGCACAGGTAAATCAACCATGCTCAAGGTATTGGCACAGGACTTGCCGACTCACACGCCCTGCTACTTTGACTGCACGACTAAGGACTTGGGTGACATCACGATCCCGAACGTGGTCAACCTGACCGACTCACTCACAGACTCGTTTGTACGTTACGTCACGAACGAAGAGCTAGGTGCGCACTTGGGCAAGCCCATCATCTTGATGATTGATGAGTACGGCAAGGCAAACCCTGCGGTGAAGAACGCACTACTGCGTCTGATGCTTGAGCGCAAGATCGGTAGCTACACGTTACACAAAGATAGCATTGTGTTTGCAACGACCAACCTTGGATCAGAAGGTGTGGGTGACTTGCTCCCTGCACATGCCCGCAACCGCTTGACGATTGTCAACACACGTAAACCTACTAATGTTGAATGGATCGAAGACTACGCGATCAACAACGGCATCGACCACACCATGATTGCATGGGTAGCAGACACGCCTCAACTGTTCGCATCGTTCACTGACATCCGTGACCCCAAAGAGAACTTGCACATCTATCACCCTGCCGACCCGAGCCGTACGTCATTCGTGACACCACGTTCCTTGGAGAAAGCATCCAACTGGTTGAAGATACGCGACAAGTTATCTGACAAGGTATTGATGTCTGCCCTCATCGGCACCATTGGTGCGGAGTCTGCCTCAAACTTGTTTGCGTATGTTCGTGTTGCTGACCAACTGCCATCTCTTGAGCAGATCAAGAAAGACCCAATGAACGCCAAGGTTCCTGACTCGCCGAGCGCAACGTGTATGGTGGTGCACCGCACGTTACAGACCATCGAGAAGTCATGGATGGATTCATGGATGAAGTACATGGCTCGCTTGGAGAAGGACGCACAGAACATGTTCGTCATGCAAGTGCGCCGTGAGAAGTACTCACGTCAGAACGAGGTCGTGACTAACGGCTTGTTCACACAGTGGTGCATGGCAAACAACTACGTGTTTGCCGCAGAGAAGAAGTAACTAGGACACAGACTAGGAGAATGAAACATGTTAATGCTTGGTAACAAACAACTGACAGAAGAGCAACGTCTAACCAAGGCGTTTGCAGACATCATCGGGGAGACAGAGTATGCGCCAGTCGTGGGTGTACTCATGCTCGGTGAACACAAGATCGTGGAAGATGGGTTCAGGGGTTGCCGCACTGCGATGACCAACGGACTTGACTCATGGTATAGCCGCACATTCGTGGGCACCCTCAATGATGCGGAGCTACGGTTCCTCATCCTGCACGAGGCGTATCACGTCATCTACAAACATCTCACAACGTACCTGTGGATGTACGAGGAGAGTGCACGTGTGGCAAACATGGCATGCGACTACTCTATCAACTTGAAGTTGGTGGACTATGACGCAACGACTCAACGTGTCGGGTTCATCAAGATGCCCAAGATCGGGTTGCTCGATACCGCCTACCGTGGCATGGACTGTGTAGAGATATACAAGTTATTGCGTGATCAAGGACAAGGGCAGGGCCAAGGTCAAGGTGAGGGACAGGGGCAAGGTCAGGGTCAAGGCAACGGTGAGGGCGAAGGCGAAGACGGTGACGGTGGTGGCAACGGCGAGACGATGGATCAGCACGATTGGGAAGGTGCCCAAGAGATGACTGAGGAAGAGCGCAAGGAAGTGGAACGCGCTGTCGATGAAGCCGTACGTCAGGGTAACGTGTTGGCAGGTAAGTTGGGATCGGGCGGCAACCGCATGCTCGATGAAGTCTTGCAAGCCAAGGTCAACTGGCGTGAGGTGTTGCGTGAGTTCGCAACCGCTACATGTCAGGGCAACGACTACTCAACGTGGCGCAGACCTAACCGTAGGTTCATTGGTATGAACATCTATTTGCCAAGCGGTATCAGTGAGACCGTGGGTGAGTTGGTGATTGCCATTGACGCATCGGGTTCGATTGGTGGACGTGAACTAGGACAGTTCCTAGGGGAAATCTCTGCCATTGCGAAAGCCGTACGACCCTCCGGCGTGCGCCTCTTGTATTGGGACACAGAAGTATGTCGTGACGAGTACTACACCCAAGATCAACTGGACAGTATCGCTACATCAACCAAACCCGCAGGAGGTGGGGGCACGATGGTTGAGTGCGTGACAACGTATCTGCGTGAGAAGCAGATCAAGCCACAAGCCGCGATCATCTTGACCGATGGCTATCTTGGTGGGTCATGGGGTACATGGCATGTGCCTACCCTGTGGTGCATCCTCGACAACAAGTCCGCGACATCTGACGTGGGCAAGACAGTTCATATCGAATCAACATCAATGTAAGGAGAAATCAAAATGGCTTTCAAACACGTATTAGTAGCTGACCTACAACCCGCAAACGAGCGCGACTTGCACACACAAGAACAAGCTAGTGATTGGCCTCACAAGATTGACGGCATCCCTGTGCGTAAAGAAGTACTTGACTTGTGTCTCCAATTGCGTAGGTCATACAGTGGGTATCGGTTCCATGCAGGGCGCGGTGGTCTGTCAAACTTGAAGGTCGCTATCTCATTCACCGATGAGGTGCGCAAGACCGTGTACTCAGACGTGCACGTGTACATCGAGGGATCGGACTACATCGTAGGGCGTGTGGGCTACGGCAAACTGTACGGCATCAACGAATCAGACGAGCCTATGTACATGATTCACAGTCGCAAGATCAACAACGAGAAGTTCAACGATCATCGTGAGCAGTACTTCATGTCGTTCGCCAAGGACTTTAAGAAGGCGATGAAGGTTGCCTTGTCCAAGCTGACACCGTACTCACCGAAAGAGATGGCATACATCAACTTCCATGACTTCAAGTCTGACATTGCACTGGTGCGTAGTAACTCACAAAGCAAGCTCAATAGAATCTTGGAGCCACTACAAGACCGCAACGTGTTGCTTGCCGAGATGCGTAACTTGCTGACTGCCAACGTCACGTTCTCAACGCCTCAGTTCATACAAGCCGCCGAGCAGATCACCCAAGCCGACAAGGATTGGGAGGAGATGAAGCGCAAGCCGTTCAACGCATACTATGTGTATGTACGTATGGTAGGTGGGGAGCAGTGGGTTGATGTGGTGGATGTGCCCGACATCAACAACCGTTCATCTAGTAGCGTGGACACATGTCCTATTACGTCTATGAACATCAATGACCTGCCTGATGACATCAAGGGTAAGTTGGCAGTACTGACCATTGCAACCAACGATCAGTACATGGAGCAGGTGGGTCGCCGTGTATCTGAGAAGTCGTTTTGGGTTGAGAGATAACATGGACAGCAACGCCGAGGACTATATGTCCAAGCACGAGCGCAAGACGTTCACGGCTATGTCGGACTTGATGCGGCATAGCGTGAGCAAACTTGACAACAAGACCGTAACCGCACAGATATTTGTGGCTATGGCTACGCAGACCTATCGTGTGGCAGTCGAGCCAAACGGTAGGGTAAACATTACTACATGGGGGCTTGCAGAAGATGTAGATCGGAGCTATGATTCCGTGGACGTACTACCTGAGTGGATGCAACGCAAGATTGCAGTGCTTATGATTTTCGATCCTGAGAAACCGATGGAGGAAATCAAGGGGATAGGTAGGCGTATATCAAGGGGAACCTTTTGGGTCTACCCTGACGAAGGAGAAGATGATGGCAATGACACCCGAACGCCGTGTGAAAGCACAGGTACGTAAGGTGTTGGATAAGTTGGGTGCGTACTACGTCATGCCTGTTACAGGGGGCTATGGCAATTCAGGTGCACCCGACTTTCTTGTCTGCTTGCATGGACGATACATTGGGATCGAGTGCAAGGCAGGGAAGAACACGACCACACCCCTTCAGGAAAAGAATCTACGTCAGATCGAAAGGTCTGGCGGGATCGCCCTCGTTGTCAATGATGAGAACGTGGGTGTATTTGAGGAAACACTAGGACGTGTCCTAGGAACTTAACCATTGGAGAATGAAATGACTGAGAACGTAACTGCACCAAAGAAGACTCGCAAGCCTAAATCCAAGGCCGAGCAAATCCGTAAGTTGTTTGCACAAGGCAAGCTCACGCCCAAAGAAGTTGGTGCGAAGACAGGTGCGCCTATGCCCTACGTGTATGTCGTGCGTAGCAAAATGAAAGCCGAGGCGGGGGGTCTCCCCGCTATCTCCACAAAATCCCCGATACCAGTGACAGGGGGGATACAGGAGGTGGCGAGTGAATCAGCGGCGCGTGAGCCGCAACCCCAACCGAGCGTGGCGGTCAACCTACCTGCGGTAGAGCAGTTCAAACATGTTTACACGCCATCACCTGCGTTGGGACGGGCCTACGTCACGTTGGAGAAGCCGCCCCTCATGGAGCGTATCAAAGAACGTATCCGTGCGTGGTTGTCTTGATTGGCGGGGCGCTGTATGAACGAACCCAAACCTAATGGGTGGGACTTAGCCGTTGACGGTATGAACACGGCGGCGGCACATGCCGACCGTGTGGTACCTGAGTGGAGCAAGGAAGCCCTGACACACTTCAAGATGTATCTACTGCATCACGGACAGAAGCCGTTCATGACGGAAGATGTTCGCACGTATGCAGAGAACCTCGGCATGGAGCCGCCGCCCGACAGACGCGCATGGGGAGCAATCGCCGTGCAAGCAAAGAAGTTGGGATGGGTGCGAAGCCTCGGCTACGCCCCACAGAAATCAACCAACGCACATCGTGCACCTAAAAACTTATGGGAGAGAGTGGTATGAGCGATCACGTGACATTTGGCATTACCTCACACGAGTTCACTGAAGTGTTACGCCTTGACAAAGAGGGCATGCACTACAAAGGTGAAGTCGTGAAGGATGCAGGGGAAGCGCACCGCATCTTTATGGATGTGATGAAACACATTAAAGAAGAAACAGATACGTACGAGAGACCTTGGTCACCATTCCGTGATCCGATGGTTTTGTTTGCGGTGGGTATTTGTATTGGTTTGGCATGGGGGTCAACATGGGCAAGATGAAACAGATATTTATGGAGACATTCGGCAACGACTTGGCACCCAATGACGTAGCAGAACGTGTCTATCAGAACGGTTGGAACGCCGCCCTTGAAGAAGCGGCAAAGCGGATTCAAGATATGCCGTTCGGTGCTGACACCGTAGCATCATTCACGGTGTATTTGCGAGACATGAAAGAACCCATACCATGAAGTGCCCCGCATGCAATGCACCCTCAGACGTAAAAGAAACTAGAGCAAGAGACGACCATGTATACAGAAGACGATTGTGTTTCAACGAACACACTTTCACAACCGAAGAAAGAATCAAACGTGTTATCACAAAAGGAACTGATGCAGTGGTGGCCTTTCACGAGGCTAGACCCCAAAAGATTTCCAAAACAACCAAAGCGTGATCCACTAGAGGACACAGAAGAGGCACTACTATGATTGACCCGAAATATACCGACCGACCCTCACCGTACGAATTAAAGTTCAACGGTACACGAGCCGACGACCTGCAAGTTGGAGGTTCACACTACAAAGACATGTCTGTACAACCTTGGCACGTGATGGAGATGATCCTGACACGTGAAGAGTTCATTGGGTTCTTGAAGGGCAACATCATCAAGTACTCGATGCGGCAAGGTAGGAAAGATGGCACTGATGATGCGAACAAGTGTCACCATTACATAGCCAAACTTGCCGAGGTGCAAAGCAAACCATGAATCTAATAACAATTGACTTTGAAACGTACTACTCTGCGGACGTTGGCTTTGCCAAGCAGACGACTGAAGAGTATGTGCGTGATCCACAGTTCCATGTGATCGGCGTGGCGGTGAAGATCAATGACGATGAGCCACAGTGGGCAAGTGGCACACACGAAGAGATTACTACGTGGTTAAACACGTTCGACTGGGCTGGTTCGATGGCACTCGCACACAACGCCATGTTTGACGGATTCATCCTATCGCACCATTTTAATATCCAACCGAAGTTTTGGGTGGACACACTGTGTATGGGACGAGCCATTCATGGCGTAGAGGTGAGCGGGTCTCTTGCCGCACTCGCCGAGAGATATGGTATTGGGAAGAAGGGTACGGAGGTGCACAACTTCAAGGGCTACCGCCGCCAAGACTTCAGTGAGTTTGAGTTGTCCAAGTACGGCGACTACTGTATCAATGATGTGAACCTGACGCACACACTGTTCACCAAGATGTTGGCTGATGGCTTTCCTAAGAAAGAACTGCACGTCATCAACCAAACTTTGCGCATGTTCACTGAGCCTGTGTTGGAGTTAGACGCTACGCTACTGGCGGAGCATCTGATAGATGTGCAAGGACGCAAAGAGAAGTTATTGGCTGATGTGGGAGTTGAGAAGGAGGAATTGATGTCTAACCCCAAGTTTGCGGAAGTGCTACGTAAGCTAGGCGTTGAGCCGCCCATGAAGATCAGTCCGACCACAGGAAAAGAAACCCTTGCACTTGCCAAGAACGATGAGGAATTCAAAGCCCTCGCCGAGCACCCCGATGTGAGAGTGCAAGGTCTTGTTGCGGCACGACTTGGAACGAAGTCCACACTGGAGGAGACACGCACACAGAGGTTTATAGATATAGCCTCACGTGGCAAGCTCCCAGTCCCGATTAAGTACTACGCCGCACACACTGGTAGGTTCGGTGGTGACGATAAGATCAACCTGCAAAACCTACCTAGCCGTGGGCAGAACGCAGGGAAGTTGAAGAACGCGATCCTCGCACCGCAAGGGTACAAGGTAATTGATGCTGACTCTGCACAGATTGAAGCACGTGTGTTGGCGTGGCTTGCTGAACAGAACGACTTGGTGGAAGCGTTCGCACGTAAAGATGATGTGTATAAGAAGATGGCATCGGCTATCTACGGCAAGCCCGAGGCAGACATCACGAAGGACGAGCGGTTCGTGGGTAAGACCACAATCCTTGGTGCGGGTTACGGCATGGGTGCGGTCAAGTTCCAAGCACAGTTAAAGACGTTTGGGGTTGATGTATCACTCGATGAGGCCCGGCGCATCATTGACATTTACCGTAAAACAAATCCTGCGGTAACAGCTTTATGGCGGCAGGCCCAGAACATGTTGATCAACATGTCACGCGCAGAGCCGTGTGTGTTGGGACGTAAGGGTGTCCTGAGCGTGGACACGTGGGAGACTGCGGTCAAGTTGCCGAGTGGGTTGTTGATGCGGTACACCGACTTGAAGTATGCGCAAGGCGAGAACGGCGTGGAGTTTAGTTACATGACTCGCAAAGGACGCACCCGAATCTATGGTGGTAAGGTAATCGAGAACGTGTGCCAAGCAATTGCGCGGTGCATCATCGCCGAGCAGATGCTCAAGATCGGGAAAAGGTACAAGGTGGTGCTCACCGTACACGATGCTATTGCGTGTGTCGTTCCTGATGCAGAGGTTGTGGAAGCCCAAGCGTTCGTAGAAGAGTGCATGCGGTGGACACCTGATTGGGCGGCGGGTTTGCCTGTGAACTGCGAGAGCGGTGTTGGACAATCTTATGGCGACTGCTAACGGTTGGAGAAAGAGGCAGATTATGATCAAAGAACCTGAAGACGAAGCGTTTGAAGAGTTGGAGAAAGCCCAACAACGTAACTTGTTGTTGGTTGACAAGGGTTGCGCCGAGCGCGGTTGCATGGGGTATGACGACCGAGACGGTGACAAGCCTGTAAAGATGCGCGTGTTTGATGATGACGATGACATCCAAGAGTACAAGAAACCTTGGCGGTCTTTGTCCGACGCACAGTACCAAGACATCCTAAAACAAACTGAGGGGTGTGGGCACTTGGCTTTCTACAACCTGATCGAGAAAACATTGCGGGAGTTAAACACATGAAGTGGTCATACAGTAGCATGAAGCTCTTTGAGCAGTGCCCCCGCAAATACTTTCACTTGAAGGTGCTTAAAGATATTGTGGAACCGGAGAGTGATGCCATGCTTTATGGGACACGTTTCCACGAGGCGGCTGAGTCATACATCCGTGATGGCACCCCGATCCCTGAGTACTTCAAGTTTGCCAAGGGTGCACTTGATTCCCTGCGTAACATCGAGGGGGAGAAGTTGTGCGAGTATGAGATGGGTGTCACCGCTGACTTGGAGCCGTGTGGTTTCAAGGATGAGAACGTGTGGTACCGAGGCATCGCTGACTTGCTGATCATCAACCGTGAGAAGGGTGAGGCGCGGGTCATCGACTACAAGACAGGCAAGAGCGCCAAGTACGCTGACCCTGATCAACTAGAACTCATGTCTCTGTGTGTCTTCAAACACTTCCCCGAGATCAAGAAGGTCAAGGCAGGGTTGTTGTTCGTGATTGCCAATTCTTTTCCCAAGGCGCAGTTTGACCTGACCGATGAGGTGCGGTGGGACAAGTGGAAACATAAACACCAACGTCTGCAATCCGCTTATGATAATGATATGTGGAACCCAAAGCCGAGCGGTCTGTGCAAGGCGTGGTGTCCAGTGTTAAGTTGCTCACATAATGGGAGAGCGTAATGCCATATACCAAATCACCAAGACCATACAAACACGAGTACGAGAAGCAGAAGGAACGAGGGGAACTCCCCGACCGGATGGAGCGACAACGTGCTCGCCGTGCCCTAGATAAGAAGGGTGTGAACCGCAGTGGCAAAGACGTATCACACGTCAAGATGTTATCCAAAGGCGGGTCAAATGCGGACGGTTATAAACTGGAATCCCCGAGCAAGAATCGTGCTCGAAACGGACATAAAAAATCAGTGAAAACCTAGTTGACAAACCAAAAAGTACCCGCTACATTGGGTAGAAATTCAGGTGTGCTTCTCCTCAGTTGGACACCAATTTGATCGCTGTAAGGTGTGGGTGAGCGGTCAGGGGCATCGTTAGATACCCTTTAACTACACCAGTTGGCACTCGGCTAAACGCTTTGTCGGGGGAACCAACAAGCAGGGTATGCAGAAAGTGGACACCACTTTCTGCGTATCGTGCATTGAGTTTTGAAAATGGCATCGGCGGTGTGGTGAGTACACACAGATCGACAAGACTAGGTTGCTTGGTTTGAATCCAAGACGATGCCGCCTATAACGAGAAGATGAAACGACATGGAAATCATTGAGAACAAGGCACTCTTGTTAAAATTGCGCGACCCCGAAAAGGTTACCGCAGTTATTCCGAAGAGTCGGGCGATGGGACAACACAACGTGTTGGTGCATTGGGGGCTTGACGAAGCGCAGGTTTTGAAGAACCTGAAGATCAAGAACGTACCATCTCCTATCCTGCGCAACTACGCATGGCCCGGGCTACACAAGCCATTCGATCACCAGAAAACAACTTCCTCTTTCCTCACATTACACAAGCGGGCCTTCTGCCTCAACGAGCAGGGCACAGGCAAAACAGGGTCAGTCATTTGGGCGGCTGACTATCTACTCAAGCAGGGGCGCATCAAGCGCGTACTGGTCATCTGCCCTCTGTCAATCATGGACTCCGCATGGAGAGCCGACCTATTTAAGTTTGCCATGCACCGCTCGGTGGACATCGCGCACGGCAGTGCCGAGAAGCGCAGACAAGTTATCGAGAGCCAAGCCGAGTTTGTAATCATCAACTTTGACGGTGTTGAAGTCGTGGCTGATGCCATCGACAAGGCCAACTTTGATCTGATCGTGGTGGACGAGGCGAACGCCTACAAGAACGCACAAACAAATCGTTGGAAGGTGCTCAACGCACTGGTCAAACCGGACACGTGGCTATGGATGCTGACTGGCACCCCCGCCGCGCAGTCGCCTGTGGACGCATACGGCCTTGCCAAGTTGGTCAACCCGCTCGGTGTGCCCAAGTTCTTCGGGTCATTCAAGGACATGGTGATGTACAAGGTCACGCAGTTCAAGTGGGTGCCCAAGCCGACCGCACTGGAGACGGTGTTCAATTCCCTGCAACCCGCCATCCGCTTCACCAAGGAAGAGTGTCTCGACTTGCCTGAGATGACGTACGTCAACCGCGAGGTGCAACTGACCAAGCAACAACAGAAGTTCTACAACCTGATGAAGAACCGCATGGTCATGGAAGCGGCAGGGGAAGAGATCACGGCAGTCAACGCCGCTGTGAACCTGTCCAAGCTCCTACAAATATCTTGTGGTGCGGTCTACTCTGACACCAAGGAGGTGGTGGAGTTCGACATCAAGAACCGCTACACCGTGCTCAAAGAGGTCATTGATGAGGCGAACAACAAGGTGTTGGTCTTTGTGCCGTTCAAGCATGCCATCGACCTGATCACCGCCAAGCTACTGGAAGATGGGGTCACCGCCGAGGTCATCCGTGGAGACGTGTCTGCGGTCAAGCGCACCGAGATATTCAAACGATTCCAAGAAACCCCCGAGCCGAGGGTGCTAGTCATTCAACCGCAGTCTGCCGCACATGGCGTGACGCTCACTGCCGCAGACACGGTGGTGTGGTGGGGGCCGACATCTTCGCTGGAGACCTACGCCCAAGCAAACGCACGAGTACATCGTGCAGGGCAACACCATCCAACAGTCGTCATTCGCTTGATTGGGTCTAACGCAGAAAAACATGTTTACACAATGTTAGATAATAAAAACGTCATTCACACACAAATTGTTGATCTTTACAAACAATTGCTTGACTAAAACAAAAAAGCCCATATAATGAGAGTTCCTACAACCAAAATGGAGAGATGAGATGAGTGAAACTGCACCGACTATTCCCGCTGAAAAGCTCGTGAAGGTCTACCTAAAAATGAGGGCGGCAAAGGCCGATCTTGAGGCGCAAGTCAAGAAGATTGACGCGCAGATGGATCAGGTCAAAGCGGGACTCCTCGACTATCTGAAAGTTCAAAATCTAGAAACCGTGCGCACTGGCGAGGGCTTGTTCTATCGCAGTGTTAAGAAGCGGTTCACCACAAACAATTGGGAAGCGATGGGCAAGTTTGTCCTTGAGCACCAAGTGCCCGAGTTGTTCGAGAAACGCCTACACCAAGGCAACATGCAGACGTTTTTAGAAGAACACCCCGACTTGCTACCACCGGGTCTTAACGTGGATAGCGAATACCAAATCACTGTGAGGAAGGAATGATGAGCGACAACACCTATGTCTCGATAGAAGACGTTGCCAAGTATTACTCGGTATCTGTGTCCACTATTCGTACGTGGATTCGCACTGGCAAATTAACAACCACCGATTTTTTGAAGTTGGGCAATACGTACCGCTTCAAGATTGCTGACGTGGATGCGGCCTTGCGCCGTGTATCCGCTGACGCTACCCCCGAACCTGTCGCACCTGTGGCAGATACCCCTGACCCCAAAGCACCCGTGCAATTGGAGTTGGACTTTAACCCTGATAAAGATGTTTAAGGAGAATGAGATGAGCGAATTAACACTGTTCAAAACTGGGCTTCCCGCCTACCTGAAGAACCTGCAAGAAGATGACACCACTTCCTCACTGGCAGGTGGCGAAGCGGGTCAACGCAAGATCAGCATCAAAGGCGGCGTGTTCCGTGAGATGCTTGGCAACAAAGAAGTTCGTACGAGTGAAGACCGTGCTATTGGCGTGATCATCGTCAAGGCCGCGCCGAACGTGTACCGCACTTTCTTTGAGGGTGCGTATGTCGAAGGACAAAACGCCTCACCAACATGTTGGTCAAGCAACAACCAAACGCCTGATGCCGCTGTACCCGCAGAGCAGAAGCAAGCCAACAAGTGTATGGACTGCCCACAAAACATCAAGGGGTCTGCATCCCAAGGTGAAGGTCGTGCATGCCGATTCCATCAACGCATTGCCGTGTTGATTGAAGGCGAGACCGCCAAGCGCGAAGTCTATCAAGTCATCTGCCCTGCAACATCTGTGTTCGGTGATGGCGAGAAGGGCAAGCTCCCTCTGCAAGCGTACGGTCGCCACTTGAAGGCGCACAACACACCTGTTGCGGGTGTGATCACTGAGATGCGTTTTGACACTGCATCGCCGACTCCCAAGTTGATCTTTAAACCTGTGCGTCCGATCACTGAAGAAGAGTACAACGATGTGGATGCAGTGCGCAATTCAACCGAGGCTGATGAAGCCGTGAAGATGACTGTGGTGATCAAGCCTAAAGATGGCGTGCGCACTATGGGTGAGTTGACCAAGCAGGAAGATGCTCCTGTGTACAACAAGATCGCCGCCAAAGCCGCATCGAAGGCTGAGAAAGTTGCCGTTGAAGAAGTGGAAGAGCCTACGAAAGTTGCTCCCAAGAAAACTGTTGCCAACACTGATGCCCCAAAGCTGAGTGAGTTGGTGGACGGTTGGGACGACTAATCGTTTTGTCAGGGTGCGGGTCGCTCCCGCACCCTTTTTTCTTTCATTCCACTTCAGAAGGCGGTCATGCAGACACAAACATTTTTAGAAACAGTCCTGAGTGGAGAGGGGCATTACTGCGTATTCGGTGCACGTGTTGAGACATATATCGACGGTAACGGCGATGAACAAAAGCGTGAGATCAAGAAGCAGAAGTTGTACCCTACCATAGAGGCGGTGTGCCATGCGGCAGACAACCTCATCAAAGAAGGATTCAATGCGTACTTTGCCCTCGCCACATTTAAAACGGCTGAGAATCGTAAGGGCGAAAACGCGCATCAGTTGCGGTCATTTTTTCTTGACCTCGACTGTCGAGAGGGGAAGGAATTCCCAAGCAAGCAAGCGGCGATTGCCGAGTTGCGCAAGTTTTGCGTAGCAACAAAGTTACCACGTCCCACACTGGTTGATTCGGGTGGAGGGGTGCATGTGTACTGGCCTTTGGTTGAGGCAGTGGATGCAGACGAGTGGAAAGTTGTTGCCGAGCAATTCAAAGCACTGTGTAATTTACATGCGTTCGACATTGATACGTCAGTGCCGAGTGACAAGGCACGTGTGCTCCGTGTACCTGAGTCATTTAACTTCAAAGATGATCCCCCCACACCTGTGGCGATTCTCGGTGAGCCAAGCAAGCCAATCACGTTTGAAGCGTTCAAGGCGTTGATGGGTGAAGTGCCTGTCACTGCACGGAACTTTGTGCCGCGAGTCATGGATGACGTGACGAACGCACTGGCGGGTAGTTTCTCTAACTCATTCAAACTGATCGTGCAGAAGACCGCCGCAGGGCGTGGCTGTGCGCAGATTCAAAAGGTCATAGAGGAACAAGCTACCCTGAGTGAACCTATGTGGCGGGCCGGGCTGTCCGTTGCAAAGTTCTGCGTTGATGGCGCAAAAGCGATTCACAAAATTTCAGTGGGTCACCCCGACTACAACCCTGATACAACCGAAGCAAAAGCGGCGCAGATCAAAGGGCCATATACGTGCGACAAGTTTGACGAGTTCAATCCCAACGTGTGCAAAGACTGCAAGCACCGTGGCAAGTTCAAGTCACCTATCGTGCTCGGACGTGAAGTGCAGGAAGCTACCGAAGCAGACAACATTGTGGAAGATGTTCCTGAGTTACATGTTGACGTACCCAAGCAGACCTACATCATTCCGAAGTACCCCGAGCCTTTCTTCCGTGGAAAGACAGGCGGTATTTTCAAGCGCATGAAGAACAAGGAAGGTGACCCAATAGAGGTGCCGATTTATCACAACGACTTCTATGTCGTAAGACGACTGCGTGATCCTGATGTTGGTGAGGCAGTTGTCATGCGACTGCACCTCCCTAAAGATGGGGTGCGTGAGTTCACCGTTCCATTAGCGTCGATCCTGAGTAAGGACGAGTTTCGCAAACACATGGCGGCGCATGGCGTTGCCGTAATCAAGATGGAAGAACTTATGTCATACACCGCATCATGGGTAAACAAGTTGCAAGCAACTACGCAAGCTGATGAGGCCCGACGGCAGTTCGGTTGGGTAGACGAGCAGATGTCTGCGTTTGTTGTTGGTAGCAAAGAAATACGGGCTGACCGTGTAGATCACAACCCTCCGTCCAGTTCTACTGTCCGCATGTTTCCTCTGTTTCAAAGCAAGGGCACGTTGGATGGTTGGAAAGAGATCGCTGACTTCTACAACCGCGATGGTATGGAGTTGCACCAGTACATCCTTGGGCTATCGTTCGGTTCACCGTTCATGCAGTTCGTACCGCAGTGCGCTTCACTCTTTCACGTTTACAGTCAAGACCCCGGACTTGGCAAGACCACAGCGATGATGGCGGGTGCAAGTATTTGGGGTAACCCTGAGTTGATTCTTCTTCGTGAAGTTGATACCCATGCGTCCAAGATGAACCGCGCTGAGTTGTACAAGAACATCTTCTTGCCGATTGACGAGATGACCAACGTGCATCCAAAAGAAGCGAGTGACTTTCTGTACCAACTGACTGGCGGTATGCAGAGGAATCGGCAGAGTCAGAACGCCAACATGGAACGTGCACGTGGAGAGACGTGGCACACAAATGCGTGCAGCACAGGGAACACGAGTTTACTAGCACGTGTTCGTATGTATAAGGCAATCCCCAAGGCCGAGGCTACTCGCGTGTTGGAGTACGAGGCACAGAAGTTTCACTTTGACACCAAAGCCGAGACAGATGTTTTGAGCCGTAACTTGTACGCACACTACGGACATGCTTGCATCCCACTGATGCAGTACGTTATTGCCAATATGGATGAGTGCCGTACGCTCTTTCTGCAAACACAAGAACGTATTGATATAGCGGCAGGGTTGTCGCAACCTCACCGCTTTTGGTCAGTGCAAGCGGCATCGGCAATCACCGGACTGCTTGTTGCCAAACGCCTTGGTTTGATCCAATACAAAATATCAGATGTTGTGACGTGGTTGATTGGTGTAATTCAGAAAGCAAAACAGGAGATTGAAACAATGAGCGGCACCCTTGAAGACACCTTGACGAGTTTTCTCGCCGAGAACTACAACAACATCTTGCGTATCAAAAGCACTGACGACGCACGTAATGCGAGTGATGCACTGGAGCATTTAATTATTCCTGATGCTTCGCCGCGCATTTCGCTGGTGGCTCGGTATGAGTATGACGTGAAGAAGATGTATCTGTTGCCCAAGCCACTGCGTGAGTGGTGCAACAAACAGCAGATCAACTATCAGACGTTCGTTGAGAGTTTGAAGTCAGGCACAACCCGCGCCGTGGTGAAGAAGGTGCGTATGGGTAAGGGGACACACATGAACTTACCTCCCAGTGATGCACTGGTCATTGACTGCTCCGAGTTCATGTCGGATGAAGTCGAGCAAACCTTGGCGGCGGCGCATGTCTCAATCAATCTTCCCACAGCCGTACAGCAAGCCGATCAACCCTGATGGGGTCGAGATCAAGGTTCGTTGGAGCCTGTTTCCTGTTGGCGCGTCGGTATTTATACCTGCGTTAAACCTGTCAAAACTTATCAGACAGATGCAACGGGAAGCAGAGCTTCGTGAAATCAGGTTAGTTCACGCCGAGCGGATTGAGGCAGGGAAATTAGGGGTTCGCTTTTGGAGAGTGGTGTGATACAGTCACGGTGACGGTGATTGCAGTTGCCGTCGTTTCATCTCCCTCTCCTTTGAGAAGTTCCCTCCCCGCCTAGTGCGGGGAGTTTTTTCTCTTAGTCTTCCAAATCTGCCGCTAACTCAAGTAGTTCGTTGCGCAGTTTTGGACTGATAGTGATGCCGTGGTACATCAACGGTGTCTGCTTTTCAAACGCCGCCTTTGACTTGGTAAGAGAAGTATCCAAGTCTCCAAGTGAGGGGTGCTTGGAATAGAGCTTCTCCAACTTCTCACGCACATCCATCTGTTGCTCAAAGTCGTAAGTCCTGTCGGCGATGTTGTACTGGCGGCGCAGTTTTGTCGCAGTTTCGTTGACGTACTTGTCGATGCCTTTGATGGTCGCGTTGATCTCCAACTGCTTGGTGTAGTCGGCGGGCGCAAAACCAAAGAGTTGTGCAAACACGTTTCCAGCCGCGATGTCTCCAACGATGGGGTCACCACGCAGAGTATTAGCACCCTCCGTGCCGAAGCGGTACGCCCTCATCAGGTTACCAACTGCGGTCGGTGCGGCGGTCTCAAGTCCACGCAAGACTTCACCTTCCCGCATCATCTTCACACCACGATCAATCTTGGTTGCGATACCATACAGAGGGCCACCGAGTGTTTCGGCAACTGTTTCGGCAAGCGTTGCCGAGCCTGACGACATCTTGTTGTCGCGGAAGATCAGATCACCCAAGCCAACACGCGATGCAATGTCAAGGTTGGTCAACTGGTTGACAAGTCCCTTGTAAGCAAGTTCACCTGTGTATGCACGTACGGCGGTACCGAAGTCTTCTTCGTCGTCATCCTTAAACATGTTGTAGATCATGGCGGCAAGGCCAAACAGCGGTAAGCCTTGTAAGCCAGAGAAGATTGCCGCACTGCCATACACACCAGCAAGTTGCTTCATGGCTTGCTTCTTGACAACCGGGTCTTGGTTCTGAAGCATCTCACGTGTCATTTTGAACAGCATGTAGTACATCTGCACACCGTATCGCTTGAACATGAAGAGCACCTTGCCGATGGCACCCTGTGCAATACGGGGGGCTGATGCGGCAGAAGTACCACCGTTGGTCATCTCGGTTGCGTAGATGGCTTGCCGAGCGGCATACAGCTCCCGCTCTTTCTGACTCAAGTCCTTGAACGTGCGTGTGTCTTCCTTACTGTCAGGGTCAACACGCTTGTCAAGTTTGCCCTTCATTGAATCGAGTTCAAGGTTGTAGGCGGCGATCATCGTCACCTGACGGTTCATGCGTTCGCCATGATGGAAAGCAAAACTGGATGCACCGTTGATCACTGACAAGGGATTCTTGCTTCCGTCAACTTCCAGTACGTCATAGAACATGGAGCGGTTGAGTTGACCCGCACGTGCGGCTTCCTCGGCGAGAGTTTGCAGTCGCTTCGTACGCGCATCTTTGACCTGTGAGAAGTCGTAGTTGTCCAGTGCTGGCATTGCACGTTCGGTTACCTGAACATCTTTACCGTCTTCCTTGGACATGATCGTGACGTTGCGGTCAAAACCACTTCGGGCATACATCTGATACGCCTCTTGCACTGCCTTGCTTGCATCCCCGTAGTTGTACTTACCGCCAAGATACGGCAACACGATTAGGGGAACCTGCGTCAAGTTGACAGCGGCAGACGAGATGTTGAAGCCAAGCAAGTAGTTGAAGCCGAGTGACGACAACATCTGAGTTGCCAAGTTGGTCGTGGGGCTGACTGCAAAGTCGATGCGCTTCTTGAGTTCATCGTAGTACTCGGCGGCAACACGGTTGTCTTCGGTTTGACCAACTGCTTTGACATCGGCCTTCAATTGATCACGCAACTCAATTAGCTTGGATGCGTAGGTCATGTTGGTTAACTGGCGAGCCATGCTCATGGACTTCTCGCGGAACGCACGAACTGCATCACGGTTAAAGCCAAGGCGGTTCTGGCGGCGTTGGAACGCTTGTGCAAAAGATGTTTCAGGCAGTGTGTTCAGGAACAGGCGGAGGATTTCTTCGCGTGCCTTGGCATCAACCTTGTTGACTTCCAGAGTCTTGAGCACACCATTCACAAACGAAGTAGCAGGTGCATCCTTGTAGCTGATTTCGCCGATGTTCTTGTACGGACGAATGTTTTCAGCCTTGTCTTTTTGCAACTGCTCCATCGCACGACTGCGCTCGTACTCAGTCTCAAATGCCATGACGTAGAAGTCAGGCTGACCTTGCGCGTTCTTGGCGGTGTACGACAACCAGTAGTCACCGTTACGTGTCAGTGGGAAGTAGGGAGCAACATGCCCACGCTCTGCGAGCTTGGCATAGATTTCGTTCTTGATTGTCTTGGCAGTGTCAGCGTCTGTGGCAGAGTCAATCTTGGCACCGATGGCCTTCTTGACTTCCTCGTACATGGCGGCGTAGGTATCACGCATACGTGTGTACACCTGACGACCTCCGGGGCCAAGGTTCTTCCAATCCGCTTGCATGGCATCCCACTCTTTGAGCTTGGCCTCGCGGGTTTCCTTGTCCTTGATCTTCTCGTATGTTTCACGTGGAACAGACGGATCGACCTCGTTGATCGTGCTGTCATAGACGATACGGTTGAACTTGTCCAACAGTTGTTTGTTGTCCTTCGCCCAGCGTTCGGCTTCGTTGATCACAGGTTCGATGCGTTGGGTACGTGCGTACTCGTCACCGGACTTCTCGCCAACAACACGGTCAACATCGACTGCTCTAGGCAGGTACTTCTTGGCAACATCCGACAGTGCATGCAGTGGCAAGGTGGACAACAGAATGTTGTTAGCCACACCGCTTGTTGAATTCTTGAGGAACTCGTGAGCTTTGGCGGCGAGTTGCGGGGGCACACCCAACTTCATGGCGACTTCGACACCTTGGTCGAGCCAGTTCGCGCCTACCGGACTCTTCGGATTTGCAACGGCGGCGTAGAGCATCGGGCCATTACGACCCTCGGGTGCAGGGGACAAGATGGCTTGGATGAGGCGGTCTGCCACATCGTACGCACTCTCAATACCCTTGGTCTCTTTGCCCATGAGTTTGCGGAAGTAGTTGACAATCGCGTTGGTGAAGCGTTGCCATGCAGTGATCTTCTCACCCTTGGGGTTGATGGAGTTGAGCTTGCCCTTGAACTCCTCGTTGGCCCACGCCTCGGCAACGAACTCATCCAAACTTGTTGAGCCGTATGCAGTGTCCAGCGAATCCTTCACGTCATTGAACAACTGAGTAAGTTGTTTCGTCAAGGGGTGTGCCTTGTTCTCAATCACATGAGATGTTGCGGCGTGTCCAAGTTCATGGAACAGCACGTGTGGGTTCAAGCCTAACTCAGCATCAAGATATACGGTGTCAGTCTTCGGGTCGTAGTAGCCGGGAACACGTTCACCATTCTCATCGGTGAGATTCTTCTCAACAACAACTTTTGGTGTGATCTTGGCTTTGATCAGCGCCGATGCAGTTTCAGAGATCGGGCCTTCAGTGCTTGCCGCCAACAAGCGCAGAGCACCTTGCACATCATTACCCTTCAAAGCCGCAACGACTGAGGGGTGCAAGGGTAAACCCGCGCTCTGTACAGCGTCAAGTTTGATCTTCTTGGTCTCGCCCTTTTGGGCATCTATGTAAGACTGGATGGTTGCATCAACGGTCTCTTTGCCAGCAAAGGCGTCCGAGAACAACTGCACCAATGCCTCGTCTGTTGTCATGCGTTGCTGACGCTCATACTCCTGAACAAGTTTGTCCAGTTGTGCATTGGTTTCGCTCGACATGTTTGCACGAATCCAGTCAAACGCGAGCTTGGCGTTCTCACCGTTCATGCCTTGGAAGAAGTCAGCCTCGGCTTTTGATTCGCTACCGCGACGGAAACGGGGTGTGTCGTAGACCACATCGAACGCAATGTTGCGCATGGCATCCACAACGCGAGGCACCTTGCTGAAATACAACTTGGCGGCTTGTGCAGTGGCAGTCAGTTTGGTTTTGCCGACCTTGAGCAACGTGGCACGGTTGACATCCTTGGCATCCACATCGTTCTTCTCGATGCCGTAGCCCTCGGCTTTGATGCGCTCAAACAAACTTCCCGCACGTGCTTGCGAGACTTTGACTTCCCCAATATCTTCGGGCACGTCTTTCTGTTCATTCTTGGGTTCGGACTTACCCACAGATTTTTCTGCGGGCTTTTCAGCCTTGGCTTCTTTCTTAGGCTCGACTTTCTCCACAGGTTTTTCCACAGGTTTTTCCACAGGCTTCTCGGCCTTGGGTTTCTCAGCGGGTTTCTCAGCCTTGACTTCGGGCTTCTCAGCCTTGGGTTTCTCGGCCTTGGGCTTCTCAGCTTTTACTTCTGTCTTCTGACCCATCTCGGCATCAAGTTCGGCTTGCAGATCAGCTTGCTCGTCAGCACTGGGGGTCTCGGCTTTGGCTTTAGTTTTGGTCTCAACCTTGGGCGTAACCAACGCCACAGGTTCAAACTTAACGGTCTTCAGTGTTCCTTGCTTCGGCTCCGCTCGTACTCCAGTCTGTCCAGTACCGCTTGTAGATACATCCACTCCCCCATCTCTAGGTGCAGGAGTTCCTGCGGGGGCTTTTGGCTCTGCGGGTCGGCTAGGAACTGAAACGCCCTCTCCAGTAATGGTAGGGACAGGTTCGATAGGTTTGAGTTCAACACGTGGAATCTCCTTTCTGGTGGCGGCGGCAGTCGCGCCACCCTTCGGCCCAAACATTGCGGTTTGCTCCAAGAACAGGGGAGACTGCAAGAACTGATTAACCTTTTCACGGGACTCAGGGGGGACAGTTTCGTTGTTGGCGTATGCGGAAAGCTCACGCTGAACCTGTGCCCTGTCAGTCGGGTTGGACAAATCTTTACCTACGAGACGTTTGCGCAGCGGCGCGGCGGGTAACACACCAAAACCTGTCAGCATGTCTTGCGATACGACCCCAGATACGGCATCTGGGGTCTTGTTAGTGGTCGCTTCGGCTTTTGCCGCTTCTTGGTTGGCACGCACCTTGTCGCCATAGCGTACCCCCATGCCGGGGAACGACTCTTGTACCTGTTCACGAGGAGCGGGTGCAGGGGGAGCGGGAGGTGCAGGTGGCTCGGCAAGTTGTAGCTGACGCTGATTCTCAGCGGCTACGGTCTCGGCTTGTTTCTGTGCGGCGGCTTCTTGCTCGGCTTGACGGAACGCGCTGTCGCGGCTGACCTTTTCTTGGAGTTGGTCAGGCATCTGTGTGTTGAACGGCTCTTCGCGGAACCCACGACCTTCAGGTGCAGGTGCGGCAAACTGCAACGCGCCTTGGCGCGGATCAGCAGAGATGGGAGCTTCTTCGACACGACCTTGCAAGAGTGCAATCTCATCGGGTGCCAACGCTTCACGGCGGCGCACCTTCTCAATCAACGCTTCAACACGTGGATCAGGTACGGGTTCAAGCGAAGCCGCTTGCTCAGTGGGAGGTAGGACATCGCCTAGTAGATCAGGCTCGGCACTCTTGAATGACTCTTTGACTTCTGCTTGACGCTTGGCACGTTTCTCGCCTGTGTCTTCAAACAGGGACATCTGACGACCTTCGTCGTAGGTGCCGATCTCAGTATCAGGCTCACTGCGCAGAAGATTAAGTTCGTCAGCAGTCAGGGACGATGTGCCCTTGGATTTAAGTTTGAGCTTGGCGGCTTCAACAGACTCAGCGTATGTGGCACCCTTACTATCGGGTGTAGCCTTGGCGACCTCATCCATGCCGAAGCCGCGAGCCTTATCAAGCTCGCCTTGGAACATATCTGTCTGTGTTCCCGCACGGCGCATGTACGCTGGGACGTTGTAATCAACCTTGGGTGTTCCACCAGTAGGAGGTGCAGGGGGTTGACCCTCTGCCTCGGTACGGCGATCAGCTTCTTCGCGCTGAAGTTGAGCAGAACGGCGACCTTCTACGATTGCGCCGGGAGCACCGAACGTACCACCACCGATTGCGCCTTTGATTGCTGAGTTCAGCAAACGGTCTACGTTCTCGGGGGAGAAGAAGTCACCCTTGGCACCAGCAGTCTTCTCGGCAAGGATGCCAAGTGCTTCTTGCAGTGCTTCGGTAGATGCTTCACCTGCGGTTGTTTTGGCAAGTTCTTTGGCAACGGCAACTTTTGCCGAATCAGGGATCAGCGATGAACGCTTGACGATCTCACCAGCCAAACGATCCCGCCCTGCGGAGCCGAGTTGCGACAAGATTTTTCCGGGCAAGTACGTATCCAATACGCCCTGCGCCGCGCCGAACGCCAAGGCGATGCCGGGTTCTAGGTTGCCAGTCTTCTCGTAGATGCTCTCAAAAGTATCAGGGGCGTTTAGGCCAACTGAGGAGCCATACAAACCAGTCATGGTGCCACGTGAGGCACCCTTCTTGGCGGCGGCTTCAACGGCTTCTTTACCGACCTGTGCGGCGGCGGCATCCAGTGCCTCACCTGTCAAACCTTTTTTGGCGAGAGACTCTACGGCAAGTTTGCCTGCGGCTTCTTCAACACCTTTTGTGGCAATACGTTTACCTACGGACGCACCAACACCTGCTCCGGTGAGTAGCCCAAGGATGTCTGGGCCAAGTTCACCAACAGTTTCAGCCGCATAGCCGAACGCATCACCAACACCCCGAACGTCTTTGTAGGACTTGTATCCGGTAGGGTTGGCAAGTTCAGCTTGGCGTTTCTTCTCGGCAGACTCAGCCAGTTGCTCTTTGGCGTACTTCTCGTTGCCGACCAACGCACCCCCGAGTGCGGGGAGAAGATCAGTGACCGTACTACCTAACGAAGAGGCGGCTCGTTTGAAGCCGCCAGATACCAGTTGCCCTATCCCTAGGTCACGGTAATCAGGGGTGTATTCCTGCTTTTGCTGTTGAACCGCCATGAACCTCGCCACGCGAGCGTTGATTTCTTCATCAGGCGTTCCATCAGGAAACGAGACAGGCCCATAGTTAGGTATGTTGACAACGCGCATTATTGCATCCCAGCTTCAACTTGATCCATAGTAGGAATACCGCCCCCCGTGCGAGTGCCGCGACGGAAGTTGGTTATGTAGTTTTCCTTGGCTTGCTCAATGATAGTGCGAATCTGAGGATTCGACATGAACAACTTAGGATCACGTTGAAGATCGGCAAGTAATTGTGCGCCTTGAGGGTGCTTACGCAGTGCGTCAATGACCGCTGGGCTGTTCGGTGAAGCGAACATAGGGTCAACAAGTTTCTGAACCGCCACTTTTTCTTGGAGGGTAGGCAGACCTGCTTGACCTGCCTTGGCACGGTCGCGCTCGATGTTAGCCATCAGACCCAAGAGACGTGTTTGGTTTTGTGCATCAGCAATTTGCTGACGTGCGCCAGCCATTTGGTTGCTGTGTTCGATCTGCATACCCATACGGCCTAGGCCAGACTCCAGACCAGCCGCAAGTTTGTCGCGCTTCATCTCAACGTCAGCACCACCTTTGTAAGCATCGGCAGTAAGTTTGAGTTTGTTGATCTCGAACGACTGAGCATCGGCCTTATCTTTCTCAGCACGGCGAACATACTCTTCGGCTTCCTTACGGTTACCTTGAGCATCTTGCAAACGTGCGTTGATCATGTTTAGACGTGCGCTCTCCAACTTCTCTTTGGCGGCGTCTTCCAGCGCAGAGATACGGTCGTAGTAGTCCAAGCCTTCGTTTGCGGCAACGGCAAGTTTCTTACCTGATAGGCCAGCCAGACCCATGCGTAACTGCGCATCAATTGCTTTCTGACCAAAACGGTCACCAATTCGTTTTTCTTGGTTGGCAAGGATGGCTTCTTGCTGTTGACGGAACGGAGCAATCTCAGCATCCAACTCGGCACGGCGAGCTTTTTCTTGATCACGACGTTGCTCGGGACTCAAGTAAGGGGACTGTGCGTTCTTTGTGGCGTTTGCCAACGCACCATAGGCTTCGATGGTGTTTTTCTCAGCATCAGACTGCTTCATGTATGGCTCAAGTTCCTTACGGAAATCCGCAAGCAACTGTTTGGAATTGACTCCACCACCGCCACCACCCGTAGTCTTACCTTGTTGGGCGATGATCTGCTTCATTAGCTTGGCGTATGGGTCTTCAACATCCGTAATAGGTAAGCTACGAGGAGTGTCGGATGAAGCATTAACTTCTGCCATAGCCGCTTGGCGGTCGTACTCCAACTGCTGTGAGGCAGTGGGGCGACGAGGGCGGTAGGCTTCCATACCACTGCGCTGTTCTTCAGTCGAAGTATCTTTTGCACGGGGAGGTGCGCGGCGTACTCCCGCATTAGGGTAAATACCGAAAGCCGCGCCAGTGTTCTGCGCAAGTACTAAATCTTCATCAGAGCTTGGCATATCTGCATCAACGGGTTGATTTTCGTTGTTGCGGAAGGCAACGATGCCACCACCTGCCATCATCTCTAAGGGTTGACCCGCACCTGTTCCCATCTGCAAGGGTTGTCCACCACCATAGAGACCTGTCATACCGCCTTGGTCTTGCGCATCCTGCATATCTTTGAGCGTGACAATACCACCAGCCGCAAGTTTCTTGGGCTGTTGCTGAGTCGGTTGCATCGGCATTTGAGCGCCAGTCGGTGCAGGGGCTTGCGCCATCTGTTGAGGTGGTGGGGCACCTTGTGGAGCACCTTGTGGAGCACCTTGGGGCATACCCTGTGGGGCAGGTGCTTGCGAAGCAAACTGAGGTGCTTGTGGAGCGGCACCTTGTTGAGGAGCACCCTGCGGCATCAGCGACTGGAGACCCATTGCTTTCTGAGCTTCTGAATCTATCACCGTCGGCATCTGTTGCGGGTTCGGTGCGTTCTTAGCTGTTTGCTCAGTTTGCAGTTGGGCACGGCGGCTAAGTTCAAGACCTGCCAACATGTCCATAGGAATACCGTCAATTGCTTGCTTGCCGGGGTTCTTCTTGTACTCCATCAGATTCGGAGTTGGGATCAACTTCAAATCTTTACGTACGTCTTCAAGTGATTGTCCAATGCTCATGGTTTATTACCCCCCGTACAGTTTTCGATAAATAGCATCTGCGGTTAAGCCACCGCTGACGATGCTCTCTGCCGTTGTAGGCTTCTCACCGTACTGGTTCTGCGTGGTCATTGGCAGACCGGACAACATATCTTTGAGGTACTTCTGCTGAGTCTTGTCCCAATCGCGTTGAGCAATAAAGTCAGCGTAATCAGAAGTGAGACCTTCTTGATCAATCGCACGTTGAGTAGCGCCCATGTCAGCCATTGTCTTGAGACGATTGAGGTCAAAGTTGGCTTTGTTGACACCGATGTTGCCCATGTTGGTTGCGGCTTGGTTTGCTTCAGACAGATACTTGAGGCCGAGGTTGGCACCAAACTGACGTGATTGCTCAGATTCTTTCAAACCTTCCAGACCGTACTTAGCGGCTAAGTCAGCAGAGGTCAGCCCCTGCTTGGCACCAAACTGACGAGACTCTTCAGTCAGACGTGCGGCATCCAGACCATACTTAGCTTGCAACTCGGCGTTGGAGAGACCTTGCTTGGCGGCAAACTGACGTGAGGCTTCAGACGCATCTGCGGCAGACTGCCCATACTTGGCTTGCAACTCGGCTTCAGTTAAGCCTTGCTTGGCGGCGAACTGACGAGACTCTTCGCCTAAACGCTGTGCGTCCATGCCATACTTAGCGGCAAGTTCCGCAGAAGCTAACCCCTGCTTGGCACCAAACTGGCGAGAATCTTCACCATACTTTTGAGCTTCCAAACCTAGCTTGGCAGTGGACTCTTGTCCAAGGCGATACTGCTCGGCTTCAGCCAGACGTTGCTTGAGCGCGGCGTCATAGGCCGCTTGCGAACCCTTGGCTTGGATGTCACCAATCTGTTGGTTGACGTTACGCACACTCTCAGCGTTGTACAAAGCCTGACGACCACCGCCAAAACCGCCTTGGAATTTCTTCGCATCGTTGGCACGCTGGATGTCGGCTTGACGACGAGCCTCACGTGCTTGAACATCCACTACGTTTTGCAGGTAGGGGTTCATGTAGCTTTCAACACTACCGGGTGCACCAAGACCAGCGGATACAGTACCCGCATTGAAGGTGCCACCTGTGTAGGCTTGAGGCGCATTGAACCAGCCGTGAACTGACCTGCTTGGAAGTCAGCTACACCACCGAACTGATTGCCTTGCGTAGTTGGTGAGTATGCTCCAACACCACCATACGTGTTACCTTGTGTAGTAGGAGAGTACGCTGCCGGGGCATTGAATTGATTACCAATCGTTGCACCTGTATATGCAGGTTGCGTAGACGCTTTGCTGTAAACGCTACCCAAGTTGGTCGTAGCATCGGTCACCGCTTGGGGTGCCGCAAGACCACCGATACCTGTAAACGCACTGTTCTGAAGGGTAGAAGTATCCGCGACTTTGTTGCCACCATAAACTTGGTAATCTTGACCAGCGGTGTCAACCGCCGCACCAATCAAGCCACCTACTACCGGAGCCGCCCAGTCTGATACGGTATTCTCAACCGATCCTGTTGCAATAGTTGCCATGCTTGCTCCTTATCGTGGAAGATATTTCTTCGGATTGACTTGCTTGGCTTGCTTGGGAGTACCCGTGCGCTCTTTGCGAATACGTGACATCAACTCATACAGTTGTTTGGCACCTGCTTCAGAGTTACCGTTGCCAAGATGCGAAACCACATCCGCAGGAATTACAAACTCGCCGCCGCTTAACTTGGCAGGGCGCTTGTTGTCGATAGTAGCATTGATCTGGTCAGCCATACCGTCATGTGCAGATTTAAGGTAGCCGAGGCCACCACCTTTAGCGTAGCCGTCAATCGCACCGCCACCTGCTTTCTTTTCAAAATACTTCACGCCACCTTTACCGCCCGTACCTTTCGCACCAGTCTGAACCATTTGTTGTCCCGAACCAGCTTGAAGGCTACGCAGTCCCATCGGGTTGATACCTTTGGGGGCAAGAGATGGGCCAAGCACCGCGCCAGCAATTGTGGCAAGTCCTCGGTCAGAAGTTGCGTAGTTAACGAGCTTGTCGATGATCTTGTCACCTGTGGACTTGGTGTTTGTACCTGTACCTGTGGTTTTGGTTGTACCGCCACCTCCAGCGGGGCCAGAGCCGCCGGGCCTATTACCTGTACCACCTGTTGCGGCAACATAGCCAGAAGCGGCGCTGTTGAGGGTGCCGTTGGCAACCAACGCATCAACTTGTTCCTTGGTGAGGTAAGACGAACCACCTGTGGTTGGGTCAAACACGGAAGCCGTACCGTCATCGTGAATCATCACTCGGTTGGTGCCAACAGTCTGATAGCCACTGCTGAAGCCACCTGCGGGATTAAAGTTTTGATTGAACTCGTCAATATTTTGTTGCGAGATACCAAGGTCTTGAGGTGCAAGCCCTGCCAACGGACTAACGTAATCAGGGTCTAGCGTAGCAAGATACCGCTCACGCTCCTCGGGGGACAAGCGGTCAAGGAAACTCACATCTACCCCGCTAACCTTATCACTTGTGGATGTCATATTTTCCAAAGGAACCAAATTACTCCCCACTGCGCCATTTGCATCAGGGTCAGAATCACTTTGAGAAGCGCGGGAGGCATCGTATTGTTGCACGTAGTCTTCGACTGCACGATCCCATGAGTCCCAGTCAAAATTATCTTCATCCATAGCAGTTCCTTGTGTGGCGGCGTTGGTTAATGGTGTGTTTTGTCCAGTAGTTAAGGACGTAGTGTTGGTGCGCAGAGGCGAGAGGAACGATTCAAGTTGATCGGTGTCTGCGTTTGGAGCATTAAGAATTTCGTTAGTTGGGCGAGGCGAGGTGTAGTTAAACCCTCTTGTAAGAGATGTTGCACTGAGTGAATCGGCATCCTCGTCCTCCTTCTTATCTTCGGCAAAGTACTTGCTAGTGAGGGAGTCTGTGGGTACATCTTGATCCGCACCTTCACCCAATATCTTCTCTGTGATTGTCCCGGCTGGAGCACCCGTTGTCAATGTGGAGTCGGCGACTTTTGTATCAGCCTGTTGCGTCTGATCTTGTTGTGCCTCATTGGTTGCCAGATTTTGTCCGGCAAGGGTTGTGGGCGTTTCTGTGGTGTCGTCAGCCATAGCGGATGTACCGCCTTTTTGCTGAGTAAGCAGACTGCGAAGACCTACATCGGTAGGCTCGCCCACATCGGTCAGGGTGGTCGTCGGGCTGTACGCCGCTGTCTGCACCCCAATGTCTCCAACGTCTTGACTTGGCTGGGTGCTCAGATACTTTTGAGCATCAAAGTCAGCTACTTGCTGGTCGAACTCAGGGTTTGTCAGCATCGTGTCAGTCTGCGCAACGCCATAGTCACCCTGAGTGCCCTCAGTAGTTGTACCTAGTCCAAGGTCAGCCAAGCCAGTATCTTCGGCGGCTTGACCTGTGGTAGAGCCAGTGGCAACACCCAAGTCGGAAACAGTAGGACTACCAAACAAATAGTCAGGATCGCCTATGGTTTCAAACCCAAACTGGTCATCTCCTGTGGTTTGAGCTTGAGTTTGCGAAACGCCAAAGTCGGGCGTAGTAGCGGCAGTTGTGTCAAACGTGTCCTGCTGTGCTAGGTCATAGCCCGTAGGCTGATCTGTCTGTGCCAGTCCAAAATCTTCAGGGTTAAACTGGTCAGTCTGGTCAAACCCAAAATCTGCGTCTTGATAGTTTGGAGTCAAGCTACGAGTCGCGGCTACGTTATCACCTGCTTTGACGTTGGTTTGGAAGATGTCTTCGTTGCCTGTACCCACAATACCGGAAGTAGCACCATACTCTTGCCAAGTGGCGGCATCGGGGCGTGCTTCACCAAGTGCGGCTTGCGCTTCGGTGCGGTCGGCATAGTCATCAAACCCAAGGTTCTGTGAGAACTGATCTTGGATACGGCCCTTGACAATATCTTCGGCTACGCTCTGATAACCTTCGGGAATGTTGGACAGATCAGTCGGCACTTTTGGCATGAACGCCAACAAGTCTTCTTCAGTAGGTGGGGGCACATCTGCATCAGGGCCATAGATGTCGGTGTACGCTTGAGTGTACAAGTCAGTGGCTTCTTGCATCGTGGTAGCACGTGCATCAGCAAACGAGCGCACCGCCGCCAATGTCTCGGCTTCATCCTTAACGCCTGTAAACCGAGCAACCATTTCGGGTCGTTTGGATCAAAACGGTAGCCCTCTTTGAGCGCGGCTTCTTGAGCCTCTGCCAAGTCGGTCGTCTTGATGTCCATGTAATCTCTGGCGGCGGTTTTTACGTCGCCCGTGGCAACAAACGCATCAAGTTGTTCTTGGGTGAGTGGCGCACCAAGGGTTTGCTCAACTTCAGTCTTAGCCGCTACGGTGTCATTAAACACTTTGGCAACGTGTTGTGCGTTGGCTTCTTCTTGTTTTTGGAAGTCAGCAACTGAAGTGTCCAGCGTAGCTTTTTGCTGTGCCAGCGTCTGCTCAAGCGTAGGAATTTGAGTTTTCAGTGTGTCCAATTCAGTGGACAAGGTGCCAAGTTTTGCTTCAACAGTAGCGCGTTCTTCCTCGTATCCGGGAATTGCGTCATTTACGAGCTTGGCGTATTTGTTGACTTCCTCTACGCCCCCACTCCCCTCGTCATATAACTGCTTTGCTTCGTTATATTTGTCGAGGTTATTTTGGATTGCCTGACGCTTTGCTTCAATAGCTTCTGCACTACTGTTGTAGTCTTTGACAATTTCATCTTGGCGTTTGGCGTTACTGTCTAACGCTTCGCCTGTTTTGATGGCGTTGTTGTAAGCGGTTTGTAGCGCCTCGCTACCGTCTTTAAGACCTGTCTTGACGTAATCGGCACCTGTACTGAGCATACTCTTCAGCACAGAATTGACGACCGCTTTATCGGTGTCTTTACCTAAAACACCAGCGGCTAAACCTGCGTTCACTGCGCGTTGCGTAGCGGCACCTGCCGCGCCGTAATCTTTTGCTAGGTCGTTGAAGCCGGGAATTTTTGAAGTGACCTCGTTAACACCTATCATTGCGCCAGAGGTCAAACCAGCGGTCAGACCACCAGTAATCAACGCCTTGATTGGGTCGCCCTTACCACTGATCACTGCACCCAGTGCGGCCTGAGAGCCACCACCAGCCATAGCACCAGCAACTTTACCGATACTTCCTGCAATTGAGGTGTATCCGGCTTCAGTGGCGGCGGTGGTAATAGACTTGGTAACTTCTCCAGCAATAGACGCACCAATATACGAGGTAACGCCTCCTACGATTGCCCCTTTAAGTGCTTGCGAAACGGTCGCACCTTGTGCTACTGATAGACCAGCCGAGATGACACCCGAGCCAATTGCAGTAGCAACTGCGGTTGAGACAGTTGCGGTTGTGAGCGTGCCAACAATTGCGCTACCAATTACGGCGGCTACTCCGGTTTCGACGGCGATAACGCCAATGATTAGTGCGGCGGCTGGCATATTAGAACTCCATCACGTAGGCGGTCATGGGCTTACCCTTGACCTCAATCTTGAACGTCTTCACAGGAAGACCCGTCATTTGCGCAAGGCGTCCATACCTGTTATCTGGTGTGTAGGTGTAAGCGGTCTTGACATCAATCTTCTTGAGGTAGTCCGCAAGTTTTTTGAAATCATCAGCTAACATGCGTGGCTGGGCTTCGGTGCCAATTGTGTGAATCTCAACAATTCCTTTACCGCGAACCATGATGAGGAACAACACGTTTCCAAGGTGCACAAGTTTGGCACCCTCATCTTTTACGATGGCGGCAAGTTGCCCCAACCGCTCTTGAGCTTTCTCGTCTGAACCTGTTTCTTTTTTGAAATAGTCCAGCGCAATCTGAACGATTTGCTGTTGCTCTTGCGCGTCCATTGGTTTTTCTTGTTCTGCCATATCAGCCTACTTTCCAGTTTGTGCCGTCCGAGTACACGGGCACTTTGACAGCGCCCCCTCCAACGACTGTGGCCCCAAACGTGGGGCCAGTTGCATCAGTTACGAATGACCTTGCTCCTACCCCCGCATCTACCGCACTCGGTAGGTCTGCTACGAGATACACAGGGGGCACTTGCAATATGTTAACGGCGGCGTTTAACTGTACAAAATACAGCCGCAAGACGTTGTTAAGTTGATCTTGGTACGGGCGGTCGTACTGATCCCGCGCCAGTGGCAGTGCTGGCGGGGCTACTTGGTTGAGCAGGTTGCGGCTCACGAGTTACCTCGGCGACCATCAGGCTTGATGTCAAGACGGGGAGAGCCAAGTTGCCATGCAACACCCAACGCATCCGAAGACACTTTAATTGCCAACTGACGACCACGAATACGTACAAACACCTGCCCAGTAAATTCCTCAACAGGAACCGTAGCGGTGCGGGTGATGCCAGCATAGTTAGAGCCACCCACAGATGAGGGGTCGTTATAACCCGAGCCAGAGTTTTGCAACGGGTACAGCGTCATGGTGATCGAAGGACTTGCGGCGGTCGAGTTACGAAACGTCACGTCGGGCAACATGCGATAGATGAACATGAACTTGTCACCATCATCAATGTCAAACTGCGCGGAGGTGATTGACGCCTCAATCGGCGCAGTCGTACCCGATGCGTCATCGTCGTAGCCAGTCTCGTGGTTCACCAAGTTGTTGAGGTACGTAGCGGCAATCGGCGTAGTGGATAAGCCAGAGTCCAGCCACGCAGTGCGTGCCATGTTGCCGTAATACCAAATGTCTTCAAGGTAGTTGTAGATCACATAGCGGTCGATCTGCTCAGAATCCGCCGAGCAGTAGAACCACCAGACTTCGTTGAAGCCCTCGTTTGTACCCGCATACACTTGGTCGAACTGCGAAGTATTGATGTCGTTAAAGATGTATTGGCGTAAGTCACAACGCAGGGTCTGCGTGCGCCCGTCGTACTTGTAGAACTTGTCTACACCCATCCAGTAAGACACACCGTTAGCGTATGCGGCGGCGTTCTCACCAGCGATAGAGATGTTGTCACCAACGAGGTCACCCTTCCAAACCACTGGGGCACCCACGTACTGCAACGAGTACAGGGTTGAATCTGTCCACACCAAAATCTCTTGGCGAGATTGGAGCGCAGTCACAATCTGTGAGCCGTGTGAGAGTTGCAAAAAGCCAGCTTGGTTTGTGGCACTTGGCGTCCAGTCCGTTACAGACTCTTGGTCAGCCCATCGAATCAGCATGGGGTTGAACGTCGAGGAACCATACTCAGTACACCCCATACAAAACACAAATCGGTTGATGTCCGAGATGATGATGTAGTTCTGCTTGATCGGTACATCAGTGGCGTACGCAAGGCTACTTACGGCGATACCGCGAGTTGACAAGTAGTGCGTACCAGACTGAGTGCCTGTGGTCACAATAGCCGCACCTCCTGCGGTTGCCGCAAGATTGCAGGTGTTGCCTGATGCGTTTACTACGTAGTACACAGTGCCCGGAACCAGACCAGTCGGCAGTGCGCCTGTGGTCAAAAGCTGAATAGCGGTGTTGTTAGGAATTGCAGTAACGAACGTCACCACACCGGGGCTTGCAATTGTGATCGTGACTGTGGTCGTGCGGTAACCTGTTGTGGCATCCCAGTAATAGATGCCGCCCCCGCGAGGGCCGAAGATCAAGTCTTCACCAAAGTTGGACTGACTCCACAAACGTACAGGGTCAGTGCCCGTGACACCCACACCCCACGTACCCGAACCCCAAGGGCCAGCGCCCCAACCAGTGAGCGGGACGGCGTATTCAGGGCCAGAGTCAATCTCGAAAAAAGCGTACACACCTGTACCACCACCTGTGCCAGAAGACGATGCCGTGCCCGGAACAAGCATGGTGAACGTACCCGCAGTGCCACCAGAGCCAATTGACGTGATAACAAAACTACCTGTGAGCACAACACCGCGAACTGTGGGGGCGTTGTAGAAGTCAACGTAGTTGTCAACCGCATAGCCACCTGTGGCATCAGCCACGCGCACGGTTGTGTACGCTACACCACCAATTGTGGTGTTGGTCGTGGTATCTGTTGTGAAGGGGTTGGCACCCAGTGCATGCACAAAGTCGTATGGGGTTGAGTCAAAGTATTGACCACCGCTTGAGATGTAGAACTTGAGATTGGTGCCAACACCGATGAGCTTCTCAGAGCCAAGCGTCACCCACGTCCACAAGGAACGGCAGGTTCCCAAAAACGTGTTGGCAGATACCCGCACCCAGCCACCGATTTTCTCGGGCGTGCCTTGGCGAAAACGCACCTTGTCCGAGTCGTACCAACCGTTTTCGTTGGTGTATCGGGTGTTCTCGCGGTTAACACCGGGTTTGAGGACAATCTTTTTTAATGGCACGATTTACCCCACGTTGCGTTCAAAGTGCGGGCAATCTACCAAAGATTTGAAGTTACCTCCCCAGCGGTTTTTTGGGTGTAAAGACTCCCAATATGTACCGAGCGGAGCCAGAACGCCCTTGTCCCAGATTATCTGCCCATCCTTGAAGAAGTTCAAGTCAACAGCACATCTTTTGAGGTGAATGGAGTTCATAGTTTTGGAGCGACCCGCCTTGACGTGCAGAGCCTGTTGCTCGGGGGTACGGGCTAATTCGCCCCCAGTGACCATGAACCCTTGCTCAGTGGCGTATTTGATGAGGGCGCAAGCATCCAGTAGGAATGCGGCTTGTTCTTGACTAAGGCTCATTCTTTGTCCTTTCTGCGCATCTCCATGACCTTCTCAACGGTGCGACCACCGAAGTAGGCGGTCATCACCAGCATGCCCCACTGACCCAGCAGGTTGACGTAGGACTCACTTATCTTGTACCCGTAGCCGTCAAGCAGGGCAAAGATCAAATATGCTGTCAGGAGGTATACAAGGGTTCCGGGACGCACGTTCTTAGACAGCCATGAATCAGAAGCCATGTCTGCTTGCCAGCGTTTGCTGACGTTATCTTCTTGATTGGCTTGCGCCTTGAGCAATGCTTGAAGTTCTTCTTGCTCGATACGAGCTTTCTCAATACCGAGTTCAAGCAAGCGTTCTTCATGGTCAAACTGAAGCTGGCGCAGTTTGCTGACTTCAGCATCAGATGGGTTGTCGGAAATCTTCACGCCAAGAGCGTTCTCAACAACTTCTTTGCCCTTTGCTTGAATCGCAGAAGACAAAAGGCCCAGACCGTTCTGAGCCAATGTACCGAGTAGGGATGCAACGATTGGAATCATGGTGTCTTCACCCCTTCGTAATGTTAAAGCCCAGATTCTTATGTCTAGGGTAGTTGATGACAACTTCACCTTCGGGGCACTTGTACTTGATGTGCGCCATCAACGTGGCGGGGCCATCTGCTACTTTGCCGCTGGGTTCAATCGTAAACTTATACCCGAACTTATCCACTTCTGGAGATGCAGGGCCAGAGAATGTGGCAATGCTGGGAGATGCCTTATGCACCACAAGATCGGAATCACGGACTTCAAGTTTGAAGCCCGTGACCTCACAGTCATCACGGTTCTTTTTACGAGCCACTACGACCCGAAATTCACCGCTGGAGGGGGCATCACTGATTTGAAAATGTTCAGGTGCCCACTCCAAGATGTCTTTTTTGAAGACGCCAAACTTCTCCACAAGCGTATATCCACCACCAGTCATTGCTATGACTGCGGTAACTGCGCCTACGGTTTTGGTGACATCTTCAAACGCAAACATCTTTACTCCGCAGAAACAACGTCAGTTGGAGCCTGTGCAGAAGCAGGGACGGGCATCTGGGGGATGGCTTGCTCTTGGATTGCTTGGATCAATTGTGCAGTTTCTTGGTAAGGCTTAGTACCCAGATACTGAAGAACAGCGTTCAACAGAGGGAGGGTCAGTGCAATTTTTTGGTCGTTCATTTTTCATTCTCCGATGCCACTGAAATGGGGCAGTGGCGTAACCCCATAAACATTATGCCGCAGGTGCCCAAGGCAAAGGTGTATTTTCAGGACTAACAGGTGGGGTAATCATGCTGTCAATCTGACCTTGCACACAGGCTTGTGCGCTTGCAATCTGGTTGGCAGGAATCCAACCAATGACGGTGGCTTCTGTCAGGCTGGCGTAGGGGATAAATGCACCCTCTTGGTCAGCAGAGTTGAACGTAGTGTTACCACCGATGGAGGCGGTGTTAATGCCATCTACGCCAGTGACTTCCCAGAGGGCGTTCACTACATAGTCAGGGTCTGGCTGTTGCAGAGTGTACATAGCCGTGATGCGGGTTGTAAATGTGGTCATGATTATTCCTTACGGTTTGGTTGTAGGTTGAGTAGGCCAAGTGACGCCAGTCAAGGAGCCGTTGTCAGCAAAGTCAGGAGATGAGTTTGCGGGTAGATCACGCAGTTCTTGCTGGTACGCTGACCAATCAGCGGGGACTGGGATACCACGGGAGTAGCACATCATGGTGATTTTATCCGTCTCGGCAAGCAGGGCGTTGCGCTTCTCACGCAATTGAGCCAGTGCTTCCGCTTTAACTTCAGAGTCTTTTGCCGCAACATCAGAGTATGTGAAGCCCCAAGCGTGCGGGGGTACAAGCACTTCTCCTTCAGGGCCACGCTCGTACACGCGAACGTGTTGCTCCATCTCAGCTTGAGATGTTGGGGTTACCCCTACCTCAACCTTGTGAAGGTTTTGGAACTGCGGCAACTTTGCCAGCATTTTTGAAAAACGTGCAGTCATGTTTTTTCCTTAAATTTGAGCGCGGATCAGTTCACCCGTGCTGAAGACTGTGTAGACAAACTGATACGAGATTTGGTTAGCAGAACCGTTGACGATAGTAATTGAGCCAGAAGATTCAGTAATCGTGATGCTGTTCACTTCACTTTTTGTGATAAGCGTGTAAGTGTTGTAAGTATTACCGTGAGCAATTGTGTAAAGAGCCACAGAGTCACCGCCATCGACAGAAGTCCAGCGCGTCAACACACCCATAGTTCCAATAGAGCCGTCGTTACCTGTTCCGTTGACGTTCAAAACAAGAGTGCCAGCAGAGGCAAGCGTTCCTCCACTGTAAAGGCGCCCAAACCCGTGGAAGTCGGTACGAAGACGATAAGCAGTGGTGCTGGAATCGCCGTAACGAATGTAGAACTGGGGGTTACCAGAGCCATCCGACAACACAATGTTGTTGCTTGATGTGCGAATGTCTAGGCTACCTTGGTTGCCGTCAAAAGAGCCAAGAATAGTGTTATTGGAACCAGTGGTCATGTTGTAACCAGATGTATAGCCAACAAACGTATTGGTATTTCCAGTGGATGAACCACTTACACCATGACCAGCATATGATCCTAAAAAGGTATTTTGACCAGTAGCGCCATTCCGATAGTACCCAGTGTAGTAACCAACATAGACACTTTGCTGACCTGTCTGATGGGTATACCCTGAATTCATACCAACAAAAATATTGCTGTTTGTAGTTTGATTACTAAAACCTGCTTGATAACCAATGGCGGTATTATTAGCGCCCGATAGGTTTCCAACAAGCGCGTTAGTTCCAACCGCAGAGTTATTGGCTCCGCTTGTATTGTTGTAAAGAGCGTTAAAACCCAGCGCAGAGTTATAAGTTCCAGTGGTGAGTAACCGCTGTGCTTCATGCCCAACAGCCGTGTTGTATGACCCAGTTGTAGTGGCATACATACTAACGCCACCAACGCCCACGTTGTAAGAGCCTGTGTTGTTTGTTGAGGCTGTTGCCCCAACGCCTGCCGCCTCACCAATGTAGACGTTGTACGTTCCTGTGGTTACGTTTGAACCAGCGCCTTGTCCAATAATCACAAGGCTTGTTGCAGTCGTGGTGTTTTGACCTGCACCCTGCCCCATAAAAGTATTATATGAACCAGTAGAAAGTTTTCCAGCATCGCCACCAACATAGACGTTTAATGTACCCGTCGTGGACGTATATCCCGCCCGATAACCAACAGCCGTGTTGTTAGATGCTGAGATGTTGTTTGCTAAAGCACCAGCACCAAACGCGGCATTGTAGGAGCCGCTAACGTTAAAACGCAGTGCGGCATACACGCCATAAGCAGTGCCAAAGGCGGCGTTCTCTGAGCCTGTTTCGTTTACAGAAAGAACAGCGCGACCAAAAGCGGAGTTACCATTACCAGTAGAGTTGGCGCTAAGTGCTCCATTACCAAAAGCATCAATAAAAGAGCCAGTAGATAGGTATGCGGCTTGATAGCCAACAGCCGTATTGCCTGATGATGTGGTGGTAGTGGACAAAGCCTGATAACCAACCGCTGTATTGCTAGAACCTGAAGTATTGCCTTTAAGAACTTGAAAACCGACCGCAACGTTGGTTCCACCAGTTGTCACAGCAAGCAATGTTTCATTACCAACAGCCACGCTATCGATAGGGGTAGAACCTACTGCTCCATACATGGCGCGATAACCAACAGCCACGTTACGGACAGGCGTAAGGGGTCGATTCATTGCCTCATAACCAACAGAAGTATTCACACCGCCAGTGTTGTTTGCAGTATATGTAGCACGATACCCAATAGCAGTTTCGTTACCGCCACCACCTGTGTATAAGGCTTCGTAGCCCACAGCCGTTTGATTGCTATACCCAGTGTTGCCATACAAGGCTTGGTAGCCCACTGCAACCATACCAGTAATGCTGTTTGACGTGCCTGTGCCGCTTGCCGCATAGCCAACAAATACGTTGCCGCTACCTGTATTTGCAACGCCAGCCGTCATACCAACCGCGACGTTATAGCTTCCGCCTACGTTGGCTTGCAAGGCGTTGTTGCCCACGGCGGTGTTGCGAATACCTGTTGTTAAAGCCGCTAAAACAGTCGAGCCAATAGCGACGTTTTCATTGCCGCTTGTAATGACGCGACCAGAGAGCGTGCCTACTGCAAGGTTGTAGCCGCCAGTCGTTGAGGCGTTGTCTAACGAATTTAAACCAACAACTGTGTTGGTTGCCACAGCCGCCGCGCCAAGGCCAACACGAACAGAGTTCATGTTGAAGTCGCCGCCAGAGTACATGTAAGACTTCTGGGCTGAGTTAACACCAAAAATGATTTTGCCTGTGGCACTACGAACGTTCAGACCAAAATCAAGTGTTGCTCCGGCAGAAACAACTTGACTACCTGTTCCAATATCACCGACAGAGGTTCCGTTGTATTGGTAAGTTGAATATGTTCCAGTCGTATTGTTAAAAATTGCGGCTTGACCTACACCACTAACGACCAGCGTTCCCCCTGTGACAATTGATTTTGTCACCGCCATGCCACCAAGCGTTTGAACTGACCCTGTGATCAAGCTGGTGGAGTCAGTGGTATCAGCAACGTACAACTTACCTGCAAACAAGCTATTACCAGCGGCAACATACAAAGAGTATGGGTTGGTAATAGTTGCACTACCAGCCGCCGCAGGAGCGTTGGCAATATACAGGGTTGCGGCAGTTGTGTATGTGGTTACGTTGCTTGTGGACAGCGTGGGTTGCGACAGCGCATAAAACGCGCCCACAGGTGCCAGCGTACCGGACGAGGCAGTGTCAGTGTAGGTTGATGCCACACCATACAAGAACGCAGGAGCCGTAGGCGTAAGCGCGGCGGCGGCAGAACGACCTGTGGAAGGCAGTCTTACCAATCCTTGAAAACTCACGGGGGCGGCGAATGTGCTGGTTGCATTGACAGTCAGGGTGTCAGCGGCGGCGTCACCAAGGATGGTATTGCCCGTGACAGTGAGGTCAATAAATGTCCCAGAGCCACCAACTGTACTGACCTTTACAAAGTCAGAACCATTCCATGCCACCAAAGCAGACTCACCCTTGAGCACGGTCACGCCTGTGGTCGGGCCAGCGCCACGGATCACAATAGACTGTGTGCCGCCAGAGGCGTTAATCACCGTATACATCTTGGACTGTGCAGGGGCAGTGATGTTACGGGTCACAGTACCCGAGGCTGGGTTCCAAAGAATGATCGCTTGCCGCGCTTGGTTGGACGCACCTGTGGTGGTCGTCAACGTGATGTCTGCATCGGTCGTGATGCTGGTCGTACCTGCAATGGCGGTGTCCAGCAAAGAAGTGATGGCGGTGTTTACCGTGTCACCCCAAGTACCAGACAGTTCACCCGTGACTGGAAGGGCCAGACCAAGGAGGGAGGTATATGCTGTCGTCATGTGTTTTCCTTATTAGACTGTCTGGACAGGAGTCCAACTTTGGGTTTGCGCATCATTGATATTTTGCCAGTTTGCGTCTTGGTTGTCATCAATTGGTTCCCAAAGGAACCGGGCGGTAAGAACGTCTGCAATCGTGGCATTTTCTGTTAAAGATGCGTAGAAGATCGAGGCCGATACTACATCTATCTCCGAAGCCGTGGCACCCTCAGAAACCGAGGTTTCAAGGGTGTGCTTGACAGACATTGTGTCTGTGCCTGTGGCGCTTTCACTTACCGCAGTCTCAAAAATCTGCTGGGCTACGTTTGTTTCTGAAGCAGTTGCCGTTTCGTTGGCGTTTGCAAAGAACGCAAAGTTAGAAGCGAGTGCGTCTGCGCCTGTGGCAGTTTCAGATACTGCGGTAGCAAATGTCTGCGCCGCCAAGGGAAAGAAGGCATACGCCTGTATGGTTTCGTCTACCGCAGTTGCAAACACTTGTTGCGCAGAATCTGCATCCGCCGCCGTAGCCGCCTCACTCATGGACACATTCAGTGTGCTTGCCCCCACCGATAAGGCATCTCCTATTGCGGCGGCTTCTTCAACACCTGAAAAGTAGTTGTGGAACGGTGCTACAAAATCTATGCCTTCACCAATCTCAACAATTGCGCTATTGAATACGCTTCCAGCGACTGCTTCCGTATCTGAGGTCGTGGCTGTGTCCGAGAAGGCGCGATCATAGACCGAACCTCCCCAAGCCGCTTCACCCCATGTACCGGAACCCCAGCCGCCTTCAGCCATATCAGGCTCCGGTTAATTGGTCTTCGTCGAACCAGCGTTGATGCGCCACGTTGTCAGCGTCTTTCCACTCCACCAGATATTGAACGACACCGTTCTCATCCATGCGCAGGGCGATCACTGGGCCTTGTGGCACAACAGCGGAGAGCTTTACAACTTCACCTTTTTTGAAAGTAGTAGCCATGTGTGTCTCCTTATGCGGCGTCGAGGCTGAACGTGTAGGTCACGTTCAATGTATCACCAGAGGCAACCACACGGTCACCGGGGGCGGCAAAGTCAGAAGCGGAGAACAGGGTACCTGTCGTGCCACTCTTGGTGTTATTACTGGTCAAGAACGCGCCGCCAACAGTGGCAGTTGCGTTGATGGTAAACGCCGCAGGGGAAGCAGAGTTAGTAATCACCGATGGATCAGCAGTGGAAGCTGTACCAAACGTGCATGCGGGGCGTGTAGCGTTGCTGTATGGGACAATTTCAGTCCAGCCAGCGTGTGAAGACATGGTGTCTGATGCGGCAGGTGTGTTAGATGCACCAGCGCCATACAGACCAATGTACCAAGTGGCGGTGTAAGAACTACCAGAAAAGTACTTAGCGTTCATGTCTTGCAGACCCACGTTCACCACGAGGTTGTGCAGTGCTTCAGACCACTTGAGGTTACCCTCAGAGTCGCGGCACTCGATTGAGAATACACCGCCAGCTTGGGCGTGACCATCGGCGCTTGCGGCGCGGGTCAGCATTGCACCAATGGTGTCTTGAGAAGATGCTTTGACGTTCAACATAGTTGACTCCTTAATTAAAGCGCAACAGCGCAGATGTGGATGTGTTCTCAGGCATTTGCACTGTGAACGAGGTTTGGCAAGTTTTATCTGCCCCAAAGTCCAACACAGCAACAGACTTGTTGGCCTTGCTTGCGTTGTAAATTAAAGCACCTCGGCACGTGAACGCCGCCGGATTCCAGACGGAATTATTGAAGTCCACGTACACGATGCCATTGGCAGACGTGCTGATCGTCACGCCTGTGAGGACGTTTCCACCTGCGACGTAACCCGTACCAACAACTTCATACGAAGTGTCGTACACGGTAGTGCTAGGGCCAAGCGTAGCAAGACCTGTGTACAGTGCCAGCTTGAGCGTGTCCGTTGCAATGTTCTGCTCTGCTTGCAGAATCTGTTGCTTGAAGCTGGTGGTGAGTGTTTGTTGAATGGACATCAGACCACCTGTACACGAACTTGACCGTCACGATACATATCCTGACGTTGCTTACCATCGCCCAACTGTTTCAACTGAACCATCGCACGGTCATACATGCCCTGATAAAGCGCAACCATGTCGGCTTCACCCTTCATGTAACGAATCGCCTCAATCAACGTGCCGTTGAGGAGCGCGGAATCGAAATTATCGCCAAGCCAAGTTGTATTAGCGGTGACAATGGACTCGGGGTAATAGTAGTAGTGAAGCTCGGTGCCATACTGCACGTCCGGTGTGGGGCCAAGGATGAACGTGAGTTCATTAGGCAGTGCAGAGTTGGGGCCAAAGATGGCGTAGTGCGCGGGTTGCCCCGTGTCAGTGGCCTTGGGATACGCTTCACGAATGAAGTTCACATCCTTGTTGAGCAAGTAGGTGTACTCGTTGGCGTTTGGGCCTGTCAACGGGTAGATTGCAATGGAGTACACCGACAAGAAGTCGTTAGGAGCAGACAAGTACTTGTTGTTAGCAGTCGTCAATCCAGTCACGTTCTTGCGCAAGTTTGCAATCTGAACAGTGTTGTAAATTTTCTGTTCTGCTTGCTTGATGAACATGTCCATGTCAACTGTGGGAAACGTGTTCTCACAGATGTCGGACACAAACGTAACGAGTTCGGTGTACGTCATATTAACCTCACGCCATTGGGCCTCGGGCCATCACGCCTTTGGTAGCCGCGCCTGTTCCGCGAATCTTGATACCGCTGGTCTTGGTTGGCTTCTCGCCACCAGATTTGCTGTATCCGCCCACGCCCATGTCAAGCGTGTCGAGCTTGCTGTGGTTCGGGCCTTTACCGGGATTGGTAGAGGCTTTCACCTCTTTGCCATCCATCGTGTGTGGGGTAGCATAGACTTTGGCATCGCCAACTTCTTTACCCATTAACTTTTTGCTGAACTTAGCCATGATTAGCCTCCACGCGAGGTAGATTTCTGGTTCATAGCTCGTGCAAGGTTGCGACCGTACTTCTTCATATTGGAAGAGGTAACGCCGCCCTTGGCGAACTTAGCCGCACCTTTGTGCATGCGCTTTTCGTGCGCCTTCACTTCGGTGTCAGCGATTTTCTTGACTTCTTTCTTGTCCATGTCTAGCTCCTTATGTCGTGACAATCGTTACTGTACCAACTTGTGACACTGATACCAAGTAGTTTGGTGTCAGACCATCATCATTTAACCGCGAACCACCAACAGGGTTCCAACCCCACTGAAACACACGGCTACCTTCGCCCGGTACTCCATCACCATCTTGGTCAGTGGTGGAGTCAGGAAGCAATTGCAGTCCGGTGTAGCCCGACTGCGTGTAACTCAAATCGGGACGTGGTTCGCGCAACGCTTGCGGATCGTCCACTGGGTACATACCCAACTGCAACTGCGGTTGATCAGGTTCCCAACACTCGGGACACACCTTGATCGTGACCTGCTTGGTCTTGATGATCAGCTTGGTCAGGTCTTTGAGCTTAAAACGAAAGCCACAGCGATCACACTCGGCAATCGCTTTCTTACCTGATGCAAACCTATTTCCCATGATCAGCCACCAATGAAGTATTGGCGAGGCACAAAACGATCCGGTGCCTTCTCACGGTCTTCACCAGCGGCAAGAGCAAACTGTTGCTCATACACGGCTTGGAGCATCTCTAAGCGACCTGCGGACTCAGGCAACTTCATCGCCACGTAGTACGCAAGCCCCGCCACCAAACAATTGAGGAAGCGGAAATTCAAGTCAGGAGTCTGCACACCCGAGCCAGCGTTCTGAACTCGGCGCATGCGGAAATACGAGAACTGATAGTACGGTGTTGACACAGTACCTTGATCAGGAACAGGCCACACAGTCACCGCAGGTAGATCAGCCCAATACACGTTAGCGGCGGCAGTATGCGCGGCGGCAGTAGAGTTGTTCTGTGCACGGAAGCAGTTGTACAGGGTGTTGCCTGTGATGTACGAGTAGTTGATGTACTCGTTGTCAATCTTGATGAATCCAAACGCAGGAAGACCCGTGGCGTTAGCCAACGTGATGGTCGTGTCCGTTGCGGTGATTGAAGTTGCCAACGTAGAGGTAATTGACTCTTGCCCCGACAGACGTTGCACCATGACCTGAATAGGCCGTGCTTGTGTCAACTTGTTGGGGATTGTGGCGTAGGTGGACACACTGATACGTGTTATGGTGAGGTCGGCCTGATTCGACTGCTGGTTAGCTTGTGTGCGAATCTGGTGCTCAATCAAGTCGATGGTGTCCACTGGAATGGGATAACAGAACTGACCTTGCACAAGGTTGAATGTGCCCGGCTCAATCGTCCACATGTTGATGCCACGGTTTGCCCACTCAATCGTGAGCAAGTTCATAGATCGACGCGCTGTGCGCAAGTCATAGCCCGAGCGCATCTCACGACCTGCACGTTCGTACGCTTCTTCAGCGATCTCCGTGAAGTTCATGTCAAAGTTGGCTACACCTGTGGTCGTCATTTAACGATACCCCGCTGTTTTCTTTGCAATTGCTTTGGGCTGGGCCACAAACTGTTTACCTTGAGCCTTACCCGCACGTTTGGCGCGGGTTGTAGCGGCATACTCCGAAGAGGTCAGGGACTTGATAGCCTTCTCAGGCAAATACCGCTCCCCCGTCTTTGACGACGGTTTGCCAGACTTGGTGCGCCACTTCTGGTCGCCCCAGTCTTTCAGGGATTGTTGCGGTGCTTTCATGTCAGTCCTTGTACCCACCACCAGCGGCCTTGTACTTCTTGGCAACCAACTGAGCTTTACGAGCAGACCACTGACCTGCTTTGGTGCCATGTGTCGCGGCGGCTTTCACCTGCGACACAATCTTCTTGCGAAGCGATGGCTTGGTGTAGTTACCCGCAGAGTTTACGGAGCCACCTGCGGCGTACTCTGTAAAGTCAGTGTTGTCACGGCGCGGGTGCATCGTACCGTCTTCCATGAAGTCGGTGTTATCCCGGCGTGGTTTTTTCACGCCCTTGGGTATCTTGTCAGGATTGATGGCACCCATGCCGCGACTGGCTCTCATTACTTGCCCTTCATGTAGCCGCCGCCACACATAACCATAGTGCCACGTGTTTTGCCACGTTGGGCAATACCGTCAGCGCGTGAAGAAGCAGAACCTACTGAACCACCTTTTTTGTAGGGGGTAGTGCGTGAGGCTTCGTAAGCGGCATCAATCTTGGGTTGCATCATTTGATCTTTTGCATCCTGCATCATTGCGGCGCGTTTCATGCGAGTCTCAGGAGTCACCACATCATCCAGAGTCATCTCAGGACGGCGAGGCTTGTAGTTGCGCATATTTTCTGCGTTCATAGCATCTTCCATCTCCATCGCCATCATCTTGCGACGCCCTGCTTTTGCGGCGGCGGCAGGAACCATTTCAGGAAGTGCGAGGTCTTTTAGTTTAGGCATGTTGGCTCCTTAGATTAAACGGCCTTTGGTCTTGCCACGTTGGGCGCAACCATCACCACGGCGAGAGGCAGAAGCCACAGAACCGCCGCGCTTGAACGACATATCTGAAGTGTCAGTGTTCTCGTAGTTTGTACCTGTACCGGGTTTGGTCACATCAGACAAAGAGCCGGGGGTACGACGAGGTTTGTATGCGCTCATATCGGGCGGCACAAACTCAGTCTCTGTGTCCATAGACTGCTGACCACTGCGCACGTAGTTATCACGTGGCTTGTAGTTTTTAGAAGTCATTTCTTCGCCCTTGCGAGCGTCAGAGTCACGAGGTTTGTATTCGCCAAACTTAGGCTTGCCGCCAACAGAGGCAGTCTCATCCGAAGCTAGACGAGTGTTAAATTTTTTACCTTTGAACTCAAACTCTTTGTCGCCAGCTTTACGGGCATCGGCAAAGGCTTGTTCAAATGCGCTGAGTTTTTTAGCCATTAGTAGTCTCCAATTAGCAGGCCATGCCGCCTTTGTTGAGCATCTTGCCTTTGGTCTTGCCTCTTGTAGCAACACCATCAGCACGAGCAGAAGCAGAGCCGCCTTTAGCGTAAGCCATGCCGCCACCCATCATCTTCTTGGTTGCGCCAGTTGCCTTCATGGGCATTGCTTTTTTACCTGCTGGTTTAGCTTCGGCTTTTTTCTTAGCCATCATTGCCATAAACCCGGGATTCATTTTGGAAGCCATATCACCACCTTTTGAAAATTTGCGGCCTTTGTCGGCCTCGTTAAAGTCTTTTCCCACGGACTGTGGGACTCCTACTTTCTTAGCAAACTTTGGGTTGTTAGCCACAGCCGCCATGAAATTGTGTTGCTTCTTACTTGTGCTGGGCATCATCGCCCCGCCTGAATAAGTTGGTCAATTTTTGCTTCAAGTTTGTTAAAGCGTTGGTCAATGTGGTTCGTAATCCGATCCACTTCTGCTTGAGTGACGTTATCACGGGCAACCTCCTCGCGTGTTTTGTTTAAGAGGATGCTTATGCGAGCAAGCTCTCTAAACTTTTCGTTCATCATGTAGCCAAGCAATCCAATCACTAAGGATAAGATTGCTGACCATGCGGTGTTTAAATCTAACATTTCCACGCCTTCAGCGATTTGTTAATCCTCGAATTGGGGTCTTTGGCGGTCTTTGGGGATGTCAACTTCTTTTTCATCCCTTCCATCCTCGCACAGAAAGAGTCTCGCCGGGAGCCTCCTTCGGGCTGGGGCGGTTTCAAATTCATGCCTTGCTTTTTCGCAGAGGCTCGGCCTTTGGCGTTCAACCCACCCTTCGGGTTCTTTCCTTCTTTTCTCGTCCATGCTGGTGTCTTAGCCATTTGCAACTTTCAAGCGCGACTGATGGATGTTCTCCAACAGCGGCATAACAACTTCCTCACGGAAGTTACTGGTGAATGCTTCGGTGCCCACATGGGGCAAGCTAATGTCCACATCAATGTAGACCTTGAATCCGAGTTGCGTGGCACGATCACAGAACAAGTAGTCCTCACCAACATACTGCCCATTCACGATACCGAAATCAAACAAAGCGTGGAGCTTTGCTCCATCTGCGTTTGCGTATTCCCACTCGGGATGTGCCTCAATCATCTTCTCGATAACGTGGCGTTGAATCAACATAAAACCTGTACCCACACGCTTCACACGCAAGAGAGAGCCAACGAACTCAAGGTTCGCGTTCTCATCCCAGTACAGGTCAGTGAAAAATCTTTTGTCTCGCGCACGGCGCGGGTACGCGCCAGCGGAGATGTCTTGTGTGCCGCCCTGTGCCATCAAGCGAAGGATGTCGTCAGGGGTCACGATTACATCGGCATCAATGAACAGCAACTCTGTGCAGTCGGTCTTCAAAAACTCGTTCACAAGCGCGTTACGCGCCAACGTGATCAGTGAGCAATTTGAAATATCCGAGAGGGTCACAGCCACACCAAGGCGCATCGCTTCTGGCATCAGTTGAGCCAGACCGTATGCGGTCTTGATATTGAGCTTGCCGTCATAGGCAGGGATACCTATGAACAGCTTGCGACCACTGAGAGTTGCTTGTTTGACTTCAGCCATAAAAAATGTTCACAGCTACTACGTTGCTCATTTGAGCATAGACACCGTTAACCGCCAACACCCCATCTTCAGGAATAAACGGCGCGTTGTTGAAGTAGTCTCCTGCCGCCGCATCAAACGTCATCAACCAACGACTTGCGTATGCCATAGCCGCGCCAGCAGTAATACTGCCAGAGTTGATGTCTGTGATTGTGAAAGTGTTTGCGTTGGTGACAGTTACGGGGTAATTGCCATTGGTAGCAGTGCCACCTGTACCCGCCGCAAAGTCAATACCAATAACT